TGCGGCTGCAACTGGTTTGACCTACTACCAGGTGCAAAAGATTACCTCCAAACGGGCTGCGAATCAGTGATTGATTGATTGGCCTGATTGATTTCCCAGCGAAAATTTTTTGCGCTCAACGTGTGTGATTGATTGGCGATTGATCGGCCAATCACGCGTATTCGCGTATACCGCGTAAGCGGGGGAGTGAGAGAGATGTCAAGTTGGAGAGATAGCGCCATTGAAAAATCTCAGGCCATCAGTGATGCCTGGGACGTGGTAAAAGCCTATGCAGGTCGCGCCGCCGAGTGGCTGCTTTTTGCCTGCATGATTGTGGATATTGCTGAAATGCTGCCTGGGAGTATCGTCCCGGTGGCCGTGGCAAACGGCGTGCTTGCCGTGCAGGCGATCACGCTCGATGTAGCCGGGTTTGGCCTGCAATCGCTGGCTGACCATGCTGAACGTCTGGGGGATGAGCGGGCAGCGAGGAAAGCGCGGAGCACTGGCGCTGTGCTTATCAGTATCATGATCGCCACGCTGGTAAGCGTGACCTTGCCGCTTTTGTGGCCTGCGCTCTCAGTCTATACTGGCCCGGCTGATAAGGTGCTTATCCTCGTGCGTGTGGTGATGACCGTTATCTACGGCCATGTGATGCATAGTCTTCGGCAGTATGCCGAAGTACGCGCGCAGCGTGAGCTTGAAGAGGTGCGCGCGGAGGTGCAGGGCCTTCGAGAAGAACTGGTGCAGGTGCGTGAAGCTGCTGGTCAGCAGGCAGCGGACATGGTACAAGAGGTGCGCGCAAAAGTTGATGATCTGGCGCAACAATTGGAGGAACAAAGAGCGTACAAAAACGACACTCCTGACGAAACAGAAACCGCACTCGAATCAACACTCGAAGAGCCATGTTGTGTGCCTGGAAACGAAACTCGAAACATCACGTTGTTGCGCACAGAGAGGCGCACAAAAACCGAAACTCGAAGGCGCACTCGTACACCTGCTGACAAGGCTTCCCAGGCGGCGCGATACATCAAGAAAAATCCAGAAATGACGGCGTCAGAACTGGCGAAAAAGGCGGGGATCAGCGAGACATATGCGCGCACGTTGTTGCGTGAGTATCGCGCGGCGAATGCATAAAAAAAGGCTATTCAGTGAGCAGCCTGACCGATTCAAGCTGGTAGCCGGGCAGCTTGCCCCAGTACTCATTCCAGTAGTCGGCCACCTCTTGCCGTGTAAAGTGACGCTGTGCCATTTTTCGTTCTCCTCTCTTTTTAATTGACGTGTTTGAGCCAGCGAAGAGCGACGAAGGCGTATTCTTTGTGGTGTGCGCGCATGTCCTCTTTGAATGCGGCCTTTGCTTCTTCGCGTGATGTGGCGTGTTTGGTGACTTTGTAGTCATGGCCGTAGATCGAATAGGTGATTTCGTAGCATCGTAGTTTTCTCTGCATGGTGTTCTCTTTCTTGCTCGGAGGTGCGTTTATGTGCACCTCCGAACGTCTTGACTTCAGATCTTGAGAATGCTAAAAGGACGGTTGCCGTTGAGCGGTGCCAGTTCGTGGCGTTGCGCGTCTTTGGCCGCCTCGTCGGCGCGTCGCCAGGCTTCGATCTCTGCCAGGCGTGCTTCATGCGCGGCGGCCTGGGTGCGTACTTTGTTGGCTTGCTCTGTAGCGCGGGCTTTGCTGCGCTCAGCTTCGCGCTGCTCCAGTTGGCGCATGTGGTAGCAGGGTTTGGTGGCAGGACAGGAGCACCCGGTAGCCCTGCCGTTCACAAGTGTGGTGTGATATTCGTCTTTGCCGTTTGATGAACGCACGAGGTATACAACGTGGCTGTTGCGTTTGATCTCGTAGCGAGCAATGACCTGGACCTGTTTGGTGTTGAGCGGTGTGGTTGTCATTTGGATGTCTCCTTTGTGTTTCTCTTGATGTTCTTAGTATAGCAGATGTCTCTATGTTTGTCAAGCTTTTTCTATGTTTTATTTGGTGATATGAAGGATTGACATTTTGAGACAAGGATAGTATAATCTTTATGGTAGCATAATCTTAAAGGAGGACATTTGAATGTCAGAGGAACAGTATATCTCGTTTGAAGAAGCTGAAGATAAGCTTGGAGTCACCAGGGCGACGCTTCACTACTATATGCGAGAATTAAAGATTGAGCGTTATAAGTTTCCGCTTGATAAGAGGGCGTATATGAAGCTGTCTGATTTTGAGCGGATACAGGCGGCGAAAGGTGCGGCAAGTCGAAGAAGTGGGCCGACAAACGGCGATCAAGCAGCAAAGGAGGAGTCGCATGCGAAAACAGCAGCAAGTTGAATCCATCGAGGAGATGACCGGTGAGGCACTGATTGCGCAATTGCGGCTGTCGAAAGACCTGCAATTGGCCGCGAGGTTGCTTTCCCGTGAGCAAATTCGATTCCTGGTGGATCTCTATTATATCCTCCAGGAGAATCGCATCCGTGCGCAAGCCCAGGTGCGCACGGCAGGGGAGGAGCCAAACCTGCTCATTTCCTGGACATACGATCTCTACCGGCAACTTGAGACGGATGTAAGGCAGGCGCTCTTGCACTTTGCTGAGGGGCATATTCCGGGCCAATGGGCGCTTAGCGTTAAGGGGATCGGCCCGGTGCTTGCGGCGGGCCTCATCGCCCGCATTGACATCACCAAGACCCCAACGGTAGGCGCCCTCTGGCGCCGGGCGGGCTACGATCCGACCTCACACTGGTTGGGGAAGGGAGATGCGCAGAGGATCATGAAAAAGTACCCCGGTCCCCTCTCTGATGAGGTGTTGGTCGAGATCGCCCGTGAAACCGGGCGCAACGCCTCCCGGCTGTACCAGGCATGCGTTGATCCTGACACCGGCGAAGTTTCCCGGGCTGCTTTGACCGCGTTGCTGGCGAAACGTCCCTGGGATGCGGCCCTCAAGCGATTGTGCTGGCTTGCCGGGCAATCCTTTGTCAAATCGAGTGGCCGGGAAGGATCCTTTTACGGGCCGCTCTACAGGCAGAGGAAATTATACGAAATGCAAAAAAATGAGGAGGGAGCCTATGCGGATGAGGCCGCGCGGGTGCTCAAAGAGAAGTTCTATGGAAAGGACACAGAAGCGTATAAATGGTATGCGCAGGGGAAGTTGCCCCCGGCCCACATCCAGGCCCGGGTGGAGAGATGGGTAGTCAAGCTTTTCTTGAGCCACCTTCATGCGGTCATGTATGAGGACTATTTTGGGAAGCCTGCGCCCAGGCCCTACATCATCGCTATCGGAGGACACCAGGATTATATCGAGATCCCGAACTGGCCCATATTATCCAACAAATAGACCTCATAGGTCTCAAAAACGCGAAGTGAACCAATAGCTGCATGAGTACCAAGTTACGTGAGTGAGCCATTGACTGAATGCACGCCTCTCCTGGGGCGCACATTCAGTCAGAATGGGCGTGCGAGCCACAGCAGCAATATGTACCATCGAGAGGGGGCGATCCAATCAAGAGAGCGAACCAATGAGTTCGAGCAGCATCCAACGGCAAAGCGTGAGCCATTTTACTAGTGTGTACCATCTGCTCAGAGCGAACCAGGCTTTAGGCGAGTAACCAATGGAGCAGAGAATCAGGGGATCCTGATTCTCTGCTCCATTGGTATACTAGAGCCAAAAATCGGAGGCCCTGGTGTCTTTTCCTCTTTCCTGGCTCTATCATCAATATGGCGGCTCCTTCCCGGTGGGAAGTGAGCGCTGCTACCTCTGTGGAGCATCCTGTGCCGCGACATATACCGTTGCGGCAGGCATTGCCGATACCTTCAATTCTCATTTTCTGGCAGTGTGCCCTCATTCGCCCTATCTTTGTGCTGCCTGCGCCTGGTACCTCGATGGCAAAGCGGACCATCCCGAATTTCGCAAGATGAGCCTGGTCGTTACCCGGCAAGCGTGGCGCAATTGGGAGCGGGCAACTATGAAGCAGGATATTGCACGCTGGCTTGCCGGTGGTTTGCCGGAGGATGCCTACCTTGTGGTATCGCTGAGCAAGAAAAAGCATATCCTTCTGCAAGCGCCACTCAATGTAAGCAGCAGCTCCACGCTTGCGGTGCAGATCGAGGAACAGGTCGCCTATTTGACTGCGAGCGTGTGGGGAGAGATGGATGCTGCATTTATGGCTCTGCTCGAATTAGGACACGGGAAAGGCGAAATTTTGAGTGGCGCATTGCATCCATCCGTGCTGCGCAAGCATGGCAGGATTGCCGAGGCCCTCGCGCTCTCACGACAATTAGAGCGGTGGCGTGCCTCATCCTCTCTTGAGTTGCTGAGTTATGTTACAATCACGGAAAACAAGGAGGAGGCACCCCATGATGGACATAGAGGAAGAGGTGATCCCCCCGTATCGGCAGGAACTCGAACGGCATCAGATCGCGGCGGCGTTTCTGCGCGCCGTCTACAACGGGATCGAGTGGGACGAGTGGGGGAAATATCGGATGACGATCTGGACGATTCTAGAGACGACGGTAGCCAATGCGGCCCGTATGTCTGCCAGTCTGCTCTCTTTCCAGAGTAAGATCGCGCAGATGATGCACGTGGCCGAGATTGGCCGCGATGATGCTGAGCGCCGTTATGTTGCCGATGTGCTCGCGGGCCGCTACGGCGATCCTGATGCTATTCTTGCGGCGCTGCGGCGTGATCCGCAGGTCTGCGTCATGCTCATGCGCCTCCAGAAAGATGAGGAGAAAGCCTATGCCAACCAGCAGCTATCGTTTTGAGGGAATCGCACGCGCGCTCAGCGCTGTGTCGCATGTAGGGGACAGCGCCGGGGGCACAACTGCCATCTTTCGCCGGGAGAAGGTTCTGGCTGATGGGCGGGTGATCGAGGTCCCGATTCTCAGTGGGAATGCCTTTCGCGGGCAACTCCGGGATACTGGCATGCGTTTTATGCTGCGCGAGCTGGGCAATCCGCAATTATCCCCGTCGGCCTTCCATTTCTTGACCAGCGGTGGAGCGCTGACAAAGGATGCGGGGCGCGGTCTTGATATCGGCCAGGCGCGGCGCCTGCGACAGCTTATCCCCCTTGTGGGCGTCTTTGGGGGTGCCTGTGGACGGCAAATCCTCGAAGGGAAACTTCGGGTCGGCAAGTGGTATCCGATCTGCCGCGAGTTGCGCTCGTTCCTGCCGCCGCACTATCGCGACATGCCCGAGGCTGACGTCAGCATCTACGAGATGACGGACCTGCACAGCTTCACGCGTATCGACGATGCCAGATCTGAGCGCTGGCAACAATTCTTGCCGGAGGCGGAGCGCGCGCATTTGGAAGCGCCAAAGGTGAGGCAGGCAAAGGATGGCACCGAGATCGCTGAGAAGGCGGGCACGGCGCAGCAGATGCGTTACTCGCAGGAGGTGCTGGTCGCTGGTACGCGCTTCTACTGCTGGCTACAACTTTGCGATGTGACCGATCTCGAATATGAAGCCTTTGCCTCAGCGCTCGTAGAGTGGAGCCGTGCGCCTTTTGTTGGTGGGCAATCGCGGCATGGCTGCGGCGAGGTGGAGCTGCGCTTTGATAAGTGGCTCTCGGTCTCGCCGCTCTCGCGTGCGGCTTCTGAGATGGCGGTAGGGCTGCCTGCCGGGCAGGCATACGTTGAGCATCTGCATAAAGAGCGTGATGCCATTCTGCATGCCCTCAAGGAGATCGTGTGATGCGTCCTCTGCGAGTCGTCGCGCGCCTGGCTGGTTCCATCGCTCTTGCGCGCGCGGAAGATATCGCGCTTGATGGCCTGCTGGCCTATCAGATGCTGCGGCGCCATTTTGGCGAGGAATTTTATCATCTCCCGGATGCGAAAGAGCATCTGGTCTTCGCGGATCTTCCGCTGGAACGGCGCGGCGCGCCGTCGGCGCGTATTGCCACGCTCCAGACCGGGGATACCTGGATGCAGCCGGGGCGAGGGATTGTCGATGAAAGTTTCTGGTACTGGGCCTGCTCCTCAGCACAGATCGAGGTCCAGGGATACGCAACGCAGTACTGGAACAAACGGTTTGATACTCAGGCCGCGCTCTCCGATCATATCGACTTTGGCGGCAAAGTCGAGAAGGTTCTGATTGAGCAGGGCCGCTATAAGAGCTACCATATGCCGCTGCCAACGCTCGTTACAGATCGCGTCGTCTGGTATGCCTATGGCGATCTGGAGAGGGTCAAAGACCTCTTGCAGGATGTAATGAGTCTGGGGAAAAAGCGCAATTACGGTAATGGCATGGTGATCGCCTGGAGTATTGATCCGATGGATGAAGACTGGTCTACCTGGCGCGGTGATCGCCTGATGCGGCCCGTTCCCGGACCGCTGCTTGCTGATATAGAGTGGAATGGACCGTTCAATATGCAGTATATTGCCTATCGCGCGCCGCAGTGGCACCCGGCCAATCAGGCGTTGTGTGTTGTGATAGGAAAACGGTATGCATGAGGCAGAACGACTCTCGCACCAGTTGCATGCTCGTTTGCCCACATTTGCCCGTAAAGTGGAGCAGGCGCAAACGAGTATTGAGGAGGCACTGGGCTGCATGCATGCGCCCTATGTCGCTTTTAGCGGCGGGATTGATAGCACGGTCCTGCTCGATCTGCTCTTTCAGGCAGGATATCATCTCCCTGTGCTGTGGGGAGATGACGGCTACGACTATCCTGAATCTCTGACATTTCTTCGAGAGAGCGAGCAGCGGTATGGCTTTCACCTTCAGCGTATTCGCTGCATGCAGCCCTGGCGCGATTGGTGCCTGGAGATGGCCCGACCAGATCTTGCCGAGGATCCTGCGGCGCGTGCCTCCTGGGGGAATCCTCCTCTGTGGGATGCTACGTGGAACTCGCTCAAAGATGCCTCTTTGCATGCATATGACGGTGTATTTCTGGGCTTGCTCGCTTGTGAGAGTCGAGGGCGCAGATATGCGCTCAAAGGCGGTAGACGCGTAGTCTATCAGGTACAAGGCGAGGGGGGCATGTGGCATTGCAGTCCGCTCGCGCAGTGGAGCAAACGTGACATCTGGGCATATGCCATAGCACGCAATCTTCCTTATAATCCCGTCTATGATCGCCTGGCTGCCTACGGTATCCCCTGCGAGCAGCGCCGTGTTGCCCCGCTCACCTGCTTTCGCGTCGTGCAGTACGGGAGTCATGTATGGCTCAAATCTGGCTGGCCCGATCTCTACAATTCTCTTGCTGGTACGTTCCCCCGTGTGCGCTCCTCCGTCTAGAAGCTCATTTTGCGATCCTTCGGCCCACCCACTGATGAATTTTTGCGAGTGCACGGAAACTCGTGGCAAAAGGGCTTGACAAAGCATATATCTCTGATATATACTAAAGATATCAAAGATATACGCTTTCTGAGAGAAAAGGAGGACACAGAAATGGCACAGATGACATGGAATGAGACCGCGTATCAGTATGAGTTTGCATTGCCCAATGGGGATCTGCTCACGGTATCGGGCGACGAGTTCGCCGAGGCTGTGTACGAGGCCGAGCAGGGAAATCCTGAAGCATTTGAAGAGATGCTTGAGCCGATGCAGTGGATGGCGCTCGTGGGGGATAATCCCAACGTCGAGATTATCCCCGCCCATGAGCGGGGGGTGTGCCTGTGACAGATATTCTTATCCGGGATATCTCGGAAGAGGTAGCCGCCCGGCTGTCTGAGAAGGCAGCCGGGGAGGGTATGGATCGGATGTCATGGCTGCGTGCGCAACTGGTCCGACTGGCGGAAACGCCAGTTATCCGCAAAAAGTATACCCTCCGTGCATTTGGCCCAGGTGGGGCCTATGCGCAAATTACGCGGCGTTGGGCTGATGGCACCATCCAACGTGGTGCCAGAAACTGCTCACAGGAGCAGTTCGAAGCATATCAGAAAGCTGCGCTCTATTGTGAGCGCAATGAGATCGGCGACTATGAGCAAGCATATAAGCTATTGGCCGATCACTTTGAGGAAGTGATCGCGCTTTGAGAAAGGAACAAACAATGAATGTATTTACTGTTTTGAGCATGAGGGCGAAACATGCAGAAGAAGCTGCGTTGCTGTATGAAGCAGCGAGGGAGACTTTTAGCAGTCTTCCGCCAGTAGAGATACTGGCAACATACAAAGAGTCGTACCGAAAGTGGTACGACGAGCATTTCACCGACAAAGACGAATGGAGCATGGGGCCAGATCTCTTCATGTACCCATTTTACGGAGAAGGGAAACCTCTGGATTTCCTCCTTCAAACCCCAACGAGCGGGAGGCTTGTGAGGGTGGGGATGAGGGATGGAAAGGTGATTGCCTGTGAGGTCATGTTTCCACGAGGCAGCCGCAAAGCGGCTGTCCAACTCATCAATGCGTATCGACGTAATACTATGCCCGGTGACGGGCATCGGAACCTCGTCATTTACTTTATTGGAGATGACGGAAAAACTCACTTCAGTGGTGAGAACCAGATCACTGCAACCAAAATCGAAGACAGGGACTTCGATTTTGGCTACGACTATGAGATTGAGGTCTCATTCTGACAACGCGGAGTGTTTACATTCCCCGTGCCAGAACCAGAAAAAGAGATTTGATGCCGCGCAGAGGCAAAGCGTCCGGGCATTCTTGCCCGGACGCTTCTTTTGTTGCTTTCTGCCACGTTGTTCTACTTGTTTGTATTCTCTGATATTTTCATATAGTACTATGAAGTTGTGAAGAGTCTAGGTAAATTGATGAGACTATGATATACTGTACAGGCATCCACACGGATGCCTATTTCTTTTGTCTCTGGATGGTTGTTTTCGTATGCGAACGTTTAAGTATCGGCTCTATCCGACAAGGCGACAACAGGATGCCCTGCGATGGATTCTTGCCCGGTGTTGCGAATTATATAATGCTGCGCTCCAGGAGCGTCGTGATGCCTATGAGATGTGTGTCAGGCGGCATCCTGGCTATTATGATAAAGAGACGCGCCGAAAACAGACGAGAGCGTATGCAATTACCAAATATGCTCAATCCAGAGAACTGACTGAAATTAAACATGAGATTCGCCCGGAGTATCAAGAAATTGGCGATCATGTTCTGCGCAATGTTTTGCAGCGTATTGATCTTGCATTTCAAGCGTTCTTTCGACGGGTGGCAGAGCGAGAGAAACACGGGGGTACAGGCAAAGTTGGGTATCCTCGTTTCAAAAGCTCCAGGCGGTATGATTCCTTTGCCACGGATAGCGCCTGTAAAATCCGCGATGGCCGTCTTGAGGTCAAGGGTGTGGGATGGGTTAAAGTCAAGCTCCATCGCCCGCTGTCAGGTGAGATTAAAACCTGGACGGTCAAACGGGAAGGGGAGCACTGGTATGTCTGTATCGTGTGCGATCAGGCGGCGCAAGAGACACCGCTCCCCTTCAATGGTGAGGCGGTTGGTATTGATCTTGGACTCCTGCATTTTGCCACGCTTTCGACCGGGGAAACGATTGAGAATCCGCGTTACTTTCGGCAGGCTGAGAAGAAGCTGGCCTTGCACCAGCAGGCGCTTGCGCGTAAGAAACGCAAAGATAAACGAACCGGATGTAAAGGGCATCGGCGGGAACGCGCGGTGAAACTGGTTGTCGCAGCGCATCGCAAGATCCGGAATCAGCGCCGCGATTTCCAGCACAAGGCATCGCGCCAGCTAGTGAATCGGTATGGCGCAATCGTATTCGAGGAGCTACAGCCTGCGAATCTCAGCAGGCGCCCAAAGGCGAAACAGGCTGAGGATGGGCATTACTTGCCCAATGGGGCCTCGGCAAAATCAGGACTCAATAAATCTATCTTAGATGCTGGTTGGGGCACGTTTGTACAGATGTGTGCGTACAAGGCGGAAGGGGCTGGTCGTGCGCTTGTGCAAGTCGATCCCAGAAATACCAGTCAGATCTGCTCAGGATGTGGAGAAATAGCCCATAAGAAGGATCTCAGCGAGCGCTGGCACGCATGTGCATGCGGGTGCTCGCTGGACCGCGACCATAATGCGGCGATCAACATTGTGCGGCGTGGGTTGGCATCTCTGAACCATGCAGATCTGAATTATCCAGCATTCCGCGAGGCAGAAAGCGGTGCTTTTCTCAAGCAGGATGCCTCGCAGCACACCGATGGGGGCGGGCCGCCCCTGCGCACCCGCAAGGGTGCGTGCACCCGCGAGGGTGCGTGCGCCCGCAAGGGCGCACTCAAGTCCTCTTCTTCTTCTCATGCTGCCTCGCAATTGGCGCTGTGGCCTGGCCTGTAAAGCGGCCTCTCATCACCGGCCCTTGCAAGGCATGATAAGGAAGATGGGGATAGGCCACTCGACAAAACTTAGGCAGCTAAAAGTACCGGTAATACCTTGCAAGGCATGATAAGGAAGATGGGGATAGGCCACAGGAAGATTTTCAAAGATCCCGAACGGATGCCGCAGACCTTGCAAGGCATGATAAGGAAGATGGGGATAGGCCACACAGATTAAGAGCGGTGTCACACTGCCACTTCTTAACTTGCAAGGCATGATAAGGAAGATGGGGATAGGCCACGATTTAGACCATTGCGTTGACGAAGATGGGAACATCTTGCAAGGCATGATAAGGAAGATGGGGATAGGCCACGCTCCGGTGGTATTCGCGCCCTGCACGGATATGCCGAACTTGCAAGGCATGATAAGGAAGATGGGGATAGGCCACCCGTTCAATCCCCGTACCGGCGCTGGCGCTAGAGGACCTTGCAAGGCATGATAAGGAAGATGGGGATAGGCCACCCGTTCAATCCCCGTACCGGCGCTGGCGCTAGAGGACCTTGCAAGGCATGATAAGGAAGATGGGGATAGGCTACCACCTATGAGAAGGAGATGGCTTGTGCGCCAGGAGAACCGGATGAGACAAACCTTATATCAGCAATTGGCTGATTTTAAGCGACAGAATCCTAAAGTAGTGGAGGCAATGGAGCTTTTTGGCATAACGCTAATTCAGTACCAGCGAGCTTTAGAGGCTTTATATAATCCGCGTATTTACCAGAGTACTTCTACTGTGAGTGAGGAGAAGCCCTATTACTCATAAACATTCGTGGCGCGGCCTTAATTAATTTTCACAGAACAACAGACGCGCTTTTCTTGCAATACTCCGAGCTATCGTGATACAATGGTAGTGGCCGATCGAATGGTTGTTGCGAATATGTATGTTCTCCTTGCGAGACGCGGATCTCTGTATGGTCGGGATAGCAGAGGTCCGCGTTTCGTTTTCGTGTAGCGTTGTATAGGTACGTGCGAGTGAGAGTGATCTTTACAAATCTCAGTGTGGTATGGTATGCTTTGCGCATGGATCCTTCAGGTTGTAATGTTTTTTAGGTTCCTTTTTGACCGGCGACATGAGAAGAGCCAGGTCCGTTCTCGCGCTGCTTGTGAAGACGGCCTGGTTTCTTCTTATGTGGCTCGTGTATCTCCTCTCGGCGCGTATCCAAGTGCGCTATGGGCCATTGTACGGTCAAGATGTTGACATTGAAAGTGGCTGAATGGCAAAAGAGGTTATCACGCGTGATGTGAACGCGGCGCAGCGTGCGATGCAGGCCATCGAACTGCGCAAGCAGAAGCTTTCTTATGATGAGATTGCTGCCAGGTGTGGCTATTCGGGCCGTAGCGCGGCGCGTAAGGCCATCATGCGTGAGCTTCAGAGAGTCGCCGTGCGTAATATTGAGGAGTTGCGCACGGAAGAGCTTGCCATTCTCGATGCCATGCATGCTGAATGCTGGCAACTGGCGATGGATCGCAAGAATCGGGGTCGGCTTTTTGCGATGGACCGATTGCTCCAGATCAGTAAAGCGCGTAGGGAACTAATGGGTCTCGATATGGGGCCGGAGGATCACATCGCGCAGCAGAACTATACCAAACGGGTCATCCTCACCCACGAGGAGGTGGGTAGTGCAGGCCATTGAAGAAACCTATACGGCCTATGGGGCCTGCTCTCGCCTTTTCACCTGCACTGCGCCGGAGGTAATGCTAGATGGTCCAGCCGGGACCGGCAAATCACGCGCGAACCTCGAATATTTGAACTACTGGGCAACCGAATATCCTGGCTGCCGCCTGTTGATGGTGCGCAAGACGCGCCGCTCGCTCACTGAATCGGGCATGGTGACACTTGAGCAAAAAGTGCTGCACCCGGCGCAAGGGGTGTATTTTTCCTCTACAAAGCAGCAATATCAGTATCCCAATGGCTCGATCATTGCCGTTGGCGGTCTCGATAAACCCTCAAAGATCATGTCCTCGGAATGGGACATCATCTATGTGCAGGAAGCTACGGAACTCTCGCTCGATGACTGGGAGTCGTGCAGTATCCGGTTGCGCAATGGGAAATTGCCGGTGCAGCAGATGATTGGAGACTGTAATCCAGGTGCGCCCACGCACTGGATCAGGCAGCGTGCCAGCGAGGGCACGTTATTGATGCTGGAAACCCGGCATGAGGATAATCCGCTACTCTTTCATCGGGATGGCACGATGACGGCGGAGGGCGAGCGTTATCTTGAGAAGCTGGATCGGCTGACTGGTGTGCGGTATGCTCGCTACCGGCGTGGGTTATGGATTGCGGCGGAAAACATGGTATATGAAGATGCCTGGGACCCGGCGCGCAATGTCGTAGATCGGCAGCCGATTCCGAAGGAGTGGCCGCGCTATCTTGCTATCGACTTCGGGTATACTCATCCGTTTGTATGCCTGTGGGCTGCGCTTGATTCTGATGGCCGCTTGTGGGTATACCGGCAGCTGTACAAAACAAAGCAGTTGGTAGAGGATCACGCGCGCGAAATTCGGAAATTGTCGAACTGGGGCGCGCCGGGGGGTGATCCTCTGCCCCGGGCTATCATCTGCGATCACGATGCCGAGGATCGCGCGACCTTAGAGCGGCACCTGGGACTTACGACGATACCGGCCTATAAAAATGTGAGTGCGGGCATTCAGGCCGTAGCCTCACGGTTTCGTGTGGCCGGTGATGGGAAGCCGCGTATCTTGATTGTGCGTGACTCGCTGGTCCAGCGTGACCCAGATCTGGCGGAAGGAAAGCAGCCAACGTGTCTGGAAGAGGAGCCAGAGTCGTATGTGTGGGATATACGGCAGGGGATGAAACATGGTGAGCAGCCGGTGAAGGAGTCGGATCACGCGCTTGACGCGCTCCGGTATCTGGTCGCACACCTGGACTTGAGACCAACGGATGTCCGTTACTCCAGTAGAGTGTATTGAGGGGATACAGATGATGCAAACTGTCATGCCAGCCGCACAACAGCAACCTCCTGCCCGGTCTCAATTACAGCAGCCGCGTTATCAGATGACCGACGCGGACCGCAAACGGGTCAAGCGTATTGCCGACGCCTGGCAGGCGTATTGTGGTGATCTGGACAAGCCGCTACAGACGCTGCCCGGCCAGCCAGATGACAACGTGCTTACAAATCGTATGCAGGCGGTAGTAGATCGCGGCGTCGATTTCCTCTTTGGCAAAGAGATCGAGATCAGCGTGGAGGAGGGCGCGCCGCAAGAGGCACAGAACTTTTTAAATCAGACCTGGGGTCGTAAAGAGCAGCGCATCCCCCTTTTGCAAAAACTGGCGATGAATGGCGCGGTGTGCGGGCAGGCGTTCTTGCGTATTGTGCCTGAACCCAATGGGACGTTTCGCCTCGTTGTGGTTGATCCCTCCACGGTTTTCGTGAAGACGGCTCCGCAGGACTGTGAAACGGTTCTCCTGTACTGCATCCAGTACGAGAGCGACGAACCGGACAGCACGGGCCGGGCCGTGCGTATCCAGTATCGAGAAGAGATCAGTCGCATCGACCCCGATCACGATGGGGATGACGGCAACCCGTTTGCCGATGTGGATGCCACGTGGCAGATTCAGCACTGGTCGCGTATCGGTGAGCGCGGCCCCTGGACGCCAGCGGGCGAGCCAATCATGTGGCCGTACCCATTCCCCCCATTATTTTCCTGCCAGAACTTACCAAACCCGAATGATTTTTGGGGCAGGCCCGATATCACACCCGACCTTATCGGGGTCAATACGGCGCTTAATCTGGTGCAATCAAACATTAATCGCTCGGAGAAGCTCTACGGCAATCCATTAATTTACGCTACTGGTACGGGTGAGCAGATCATTGATATCAAGCCGGGCAAGATCATCGGCCTGCCTTTGAGCGAGAGCAAAATTGTGGCCGTTCAACTGCATACCGATGTCGCCAACGCGCTCACCTTTGCCAACAATTTGCGTTCCGATATCGATGAGCAATCCGCCGTGCCAGGCGTTGCGACTGGTCGCCTCGCGGAGTTGCCACGTGGCAATCTGTCAGGGATTGCCATTGAATTATTGTTCATGCCGCTCCTGAAAAAGACGGATAAGAAGCGCTGCCTGTATGGGGAATTAATCATTAATGTCTCGAAGGCGCTGCTTGTGCTCAATCGGATGAGCGGAGATATTGAAATAATGCTCGCGTGGCAGAGTCCGCTGCCATCCGACGATTTGCCGTCGGTGCAATCTGCGATAGCGAAAAAAGAGATTGGAATTAGCAATACGACGCTCATGCGGGAGCTTGGCTACGACCCGGATGAGGAACTGGAACTGAATCAGGTGGAAGATGAGCAAAAGCTGATCGCCTTTTCTCGTGGGCAGGGGCTGCCGCCTGGTGTGCCTGGTGCGCCGAAATTGCCAGGACAGTTATATCCGCCCCCGGCACCGGGGCAGGGGACACCCGGCCAGTCAGCGCCAGCACAACCGTCAGCGCAGGGAGGCGCGCCCGCATGAAAAGCTATCATGATCCTGTGACGGGCGATGAACTTTCGGCAGGCGAGCATGTATCATGGATGATTCAGTCGGTCATTCGGCGCTGGTCCTTCTTGATTACATTCTCGTTATTGACCCTTCTTGCCTGGGCATTGTCGCTTTTCCTGCCGGGCGGCGGCGCGATCCTGGTCTGGTGGAATCTCATCGCGTCCTACATGGCGATTGTGATTGAGTCAATCGTCGGCCTTGCCATGTTCAACCAGACCAGGCGAGATGCCGTGATTATTCGAGAGGTGCGCACGCTTGCTCGACAGCATGAGCAGGCGCTTGCGAGAATGATTGATCTTGAAGAGAAAACAGAGAAGCAGACTGAGATGTTATATGAACTTTTGAAAGAGCAGGCAGAGATCAAACGGAGAACAGGATGGTTGCGTTCATGATGAGACGCTTTTTGTGTTTGCTTGGATTGCATGCCTACCGGCCTGTGGGCTGGTCGCCCTCGTCGCGTTGGGTTACCTGCTGGCATTGTTGCAAGGTCAAGAAAGTAAGATTGCGGGGATAATGGTATGGTATCGGAGAAATTTCAGGAAATCGAGGATAAGATGGGGGCGGCGCTGCTGCTGTACGCGGACGTTGTTGGAGAGATTGCCGGCGAACTTAAACGAGAACGAGCCGATATTGAGCATGCTTTGCTCATGGCTTGCGTGGCGACGGGAACGCGCCCACTTGATACTGCTTTTTGTATTAATGAGTTCCTTGTAGCGTTACACGAGAGTATACCGTTGCAGCATGAGGATAGCGCCGTATGATGCAGGGCCGTTTGCAGCAGGTCACAGCGCATTACAAACAGCAACTTCTGCATCACGAAGTGCAGGCAGAGCACGCGCTTGTAGAAGCGCACCAGCACACGCTAGCCCAGGTGCAGGCACATCTTGTCGGGCTGTATCACCAGATCGCTACTGCCGGGCAATCTGGTGGTCATGTGCCGGTTTCGCGCCTCTTTGATGTCAGCCGGTTGCAATCGGCAAAGCATTTTATTATTACCCAACTCGATCATTATGGCGTTCTGGCGCAGCAGGCAACACAGCATTTGCAGCAGCAAGGAGTGTTGCTTGGGCAGCAAGCCGCGCAGGCGCAGTTGCACGCTGTTTCTGGCGTCTGGACGTTCACCCCTCCCTCTCCCGGTGTTATTCACAGCCTGGTTGGTGCGACGCGTGCGGGTTCCCCGCTTTCGGACCTCTTCAATGGTTTTGGGAGTGAAGCTGCGAAGGGGGCAAGCGAGGCGCTGATCCGGGGTGTCACGCTTGGCAGCAGCGTACAGCAGATTGCCAGAGAGGTGCAGCAGGCGCTTGACGTGTCGCGTTATCGGGCGCTCACCATTGCGCGAACGGAAACGCTGAGAGCGTTCCGCACGGCCAATCTCGATACCTACCAGGCAAGCGGGCTGGTGCAAGCCTGGCAGTGGACTGCTTCTTTATCGGCGCGCACCTGCGCGGCCTGCATTGCGATGGATGGCAGCATCCACGATCTGTCAGAGCCGATGGATAGCCATGTGAACTGTCGGTGCACTATGACACCTGTATTGATTGGCGCTACAGTCACCAACACGACACGCGGCGCTGACTGGTTTGATAACCAGGATGAATCGGTGCAGCAAGCTATTCTGGGGAGTGCTGGCTACGATCTCTATCGTTCGGGGCAGGCCAGCCTGCACGATTTTGTCGGGGTACGTCATGATGCGCAGTGGGGCAGTTCTATTTACGTGAAATCGGTCAGGCAACTCAAGAAAGGAGCGTAAAATGGGAGGCAAACCGAAAACGAGTACGCCGAGGGATATGCGTTTGAAGCGCAACAATCCGAACGCTGGCAGGCCAGCGCAGAAACCAGCGCAGCCACAGCCAGCACAACAGCTAACAAAGAAAGGAGCAATGCAAAATGGCCGTAGTTGATAAACCCTGGGACGGCTCAGCATCACGCTGGCCTGACACCGACGCATATTGTGCATCGTGTCTCATCGACACCAACCCGCCTGGTAAGCCAAAAATACAGGCCAATTGCAAATTGCCGATTAAAGAGCCGGGTGGGGACATCAATAAGAATGCGCTTGGGGCGGCTGCCGCTGCTCTTGCCGGGGCGCGCGGTGGGATCAAAGGCGTTTCACCGGCTGACAAAGCAAAAGCGGCTCGTGCGCTCATTCGAGCCTATAATGAGGCAAAGATGGATGTCCCGGATAGTTTGCGGCGGATGGCGGGGTCCTGAATGGCAAAGAAATCGGATTCGCGTCACCGGCGGCGGACCGAGGATGAGATGCTAAAAGCGCTTTCTGTGATTGAGGGGAAGCGGGCTGTGCTACATGTCAATGCTGATGACGAGCATGTTGATGTGCTGGCTGATGTTGTCGCGGAGCTTCTTGCCCTGCGAGGGATCACGACAAAGCTTGTGCAGGTGGTGAGTATCGCGCAGCAGGAAGCCACGACGATGCTGAAGAACCTCTTCTCATCCTGACACCATGTTGACAGTTTTTGTGAAAGTAACGTACAATGGCGGATAATGACGAGATAGCAGGGGAACCCCAGGCGGGCGAACCTGAGCAGAGCACCCCGGCCCCAGGCGGGCCAACGACAACTACATCAACACCCCCGGCGGGCGGCGATGGCAACACTACTACCGAAACGATCTCTCTGGAAGAGGCGCGCAAGCTGCGATCTGAGGCTCAGAACCTGCGCAAACGGCTGAAATCTTATGAGGATGCTGAGCGAGCCGCGCAGGAGGCGCAGATGACGGCGCAGCAGAAGCTTGAGAAGCAGTACGCCGACTTGCAAGCGCAGCATGAAGCGCACGTGCGCAGCACGCAAGAGCGTATCATTCGCTACGAGGTCGAAGCGCAGGCCCGTAAGCTCAACATCATCGATCCAGATGCCGCCGCGAAGCTTCTGGACTGGTCCGAGTTGGAGTTTGATGATGAGGGCTTGCCGATCAATGCGGGCAAGCTGCTGGAGAAGCTGATAAAAAACAAACCGTATCTTGTAGCGCAAGCTACTCAGCAATCGAGCCAGCCAACAGATCAGTCACTCCAATCGGGCAGGCCAGCGACACCGGCCATCCCGGCGATGAATCCGGGGCGCTCACAGATCGCGCAGCCGGGGACTACGCCTCCAGGGAAAATTCCGCGCCTCTCCGATGTGTGGTCAAGGCGCTAAACAGATATTCTATCCAATCTCGTGTATCTCGTCCTGAGCACCATTCTTGCCGGGTGATGTTCGGGAGGGGATGATAGGAGTTTTCTTATGGCAATTGCAGCCGGGACGGTCACACTTGCCGATTACGCTCAGATGAGCAATAGTCCGCTTGTGCAGGCCGTTACCTATTCGCTTATCTTGTATAGCAACGTCTTGCAAGATGTTCCTCTGATCGAGAAGAAATCCCTCATCATTAATGGTGCGCGCTTCGAGGGCAACCTGCCGACGGTCAACTGGTCGCAGTTGAACGCCGAAGGTGTGACCACCAAAGGCACGCCTACCGCTTATCAGGAACAGGCGTACATCATCCGTAACTACATTGATGTGGATAAGTTCCTGGTGGAAGAGGAAAACGCCATTGTTGATCCACGCGCGGTGCAGACTGAAGCCTACTTGAAGGCGTTGACCTATGACATGAATTACAAATTCTTCAAGAACGATCATGTCACTGGCGACCAGAACGCACCGGTCGGGATACGCTACCGCATCAATAACGGCGGGATCTTTGGCGTTCGCCCTGAGAACCTGATTAACGCTGGTGGCCTTGATCTCACGCAGGCGACGCTTACCAACGGTACTGGCGGTCAGTGGAACGGCAACAAACTGATCGAGTTTCTGGATCAGTTGCTCTGGTCCGTCGATAGCCCTGAAGGACAGGGTGTGGTGCTGTATATGAACGAAGTTATGCGGCGCCGCCTGACCTTTGCCGTTCGACAATTGGGCACCTCCGGTGGTTTCAGCGTGATGCAGGATCAGTTTGGGCGCTCGATTGAGATGTACAAAGGTGCGATCATTCGTGATCCGGGCTACCGCGCCGATCAGCAGACGCGTATCATTCTTGGTCCACCGGCCGCCTCTATCCCCAACCAGTACGGTGAGGATGCCAATGGCAATGACACCACCAACAACACCTCTCCGCTTTACACCTCGATCTATGCTGTGAATTTCGACACGGACCATTTTATGGGCTGGCAGTTCGCGCCGCCGAACGTGCAGGATCTTGGTCTGATCTATAACGGTGTGATTTACAGAACGCTGATCGATTGGGCCGTAGGCTTCAACAATGCTTCGACGCGTTCGCTTGGGCGTCTGTACGGCATCAAGATCGCATAAGGAGGCACGATGATGAACCAGGATGAACTGACTGCCCTGCGCAGTCAGGCTGATGCCGTTCATAATCAGGACGTGCATTTAGGCCGCTTCCTGCACAGCTTGATTGACCATCTTGCGCGGCTTTCCTCGCCTGCGATTGTGGCAAAAGAAGATGATACCTCGCCGAAGCTGAAAGCGGTGGCGAAAGGAGATATTACCAATGCCAACTGATGCCCTGCTTGCTCTTCAGGCAAGCGTTACGAAGACGGCGACCTTTAACGGCGCCGCGCTCATCCTTCCAACTGGCACGCCGCGCCGGGGACTTAAGGCGCGTGTGATTTATAGCGCCGCCGCGAATGCCAGTGGGAGCAACACCGTTGTTTTTTCCATTGACGTAAGCTACGACGGCGGCTCGACCTGGAATAGCGATTTTCTTGCTCCGCCAATTACGCTTTCGACAACGGCGCAAAGTGGTGAGATTGCGATCCCGTTTGAGATTTCGCCAACCAGCGTTATCAATGGCACGCAGATTCGGCTGACGGCTACCATTGCTGGATCAGGTACGTCGCCGACGATCACCTACCAGGGCGATATTATGCTTGGGCGTCCGTAATCTGGTTGGTATGGTCCGTTGAATTGTTCGTTGAAAGGAAGCGCATACAATGGCAGTCAGATCCAGCATGGCGGCGCTCATTGCCCGTGTGCGCCTGCTCATCAATGATACGCTGCCACAAGGATCAGGTCAGATCTGGTCGGATCAAACGATCCAGGATGTGATGGATGAGAGCCGTGAGGACCTGATGAATGTCGTGCTCACGCCGAAGCCAACATTTACTGGCTCAACGATCCAATTTCTTGATTACTACTACGAGCTTGGTGGATGGGAGGATGATTATGTTATCAAGCAATACCTGGTCAATCCCGTCACCCCGGCAACATCCGAGCCGATAGCGGCGCACTGGCAATTTGCGCAGACCACGCTTCCTCCACTGTATATCAGTGGCAAGCTTTACGATGTGTACCGTTCGGCAGCCGATCTTTTAGAGCGGCAGGCAGCGCAATGGGCGCTTTCCTACAACATCAGTGTCGATGGACAAAATTTGCAGCGCAGTCAGGCCGCCGTTGCTTTGCAAAATCTGGCAAAGACCTATCGCATGAAGCAGCGAGCGCGCACCATAAGCCTGATTCGTACTGACCAGAACAGGATGGGGACACTCGCAGCCGCGCTTGGAGCGCAAGAAATCGACTATATGGGTTCAGGTGATGGGAGATGAATTCGATTACAGCCTCAGAACTGGCGCAAATCCAGGCGGATGCGGCACAGGCCGCGTGCGATCAGCCCTGCATAATCCAGCGTGCCAATCGCACGCCAGAAGGACAGGGCGGCGCGACAACCGTCTGGAATACGGTCACGACCTGTCTGGCTGGAATGAGCCAGCCAACCGCCAGCCAGTTGCAGAACTTTGATTATCTGATTGGCTCAATGGCAGTCTGGCAGGTGAAGCTGCCAATTGGCACGCCGGTAGAAGAATTGGATCATCTCATCATTGCCGGGCAAACGCTGGAAGTCGTGAAGGATCTCACGCCGCGTAGTTATCCAGCGCTCATAACGGTGCTGGCAAGCGAGGTGCTTTGATGGCTGATCCGGCGGGTGCGGTCCAGGCATCGGTCATCGCCAGATTGCGCGGGGATGCCACCTTGCAAGGACTGATGACGGGCGCGTCATCGCCAGAATGGAACATCTACGATCAGGGTGGCAGTGGCGCGAACGTGCCACTGTGGCCGTATGTGTTTATCCACCCGATCACGACTCAACTCGGTGAAATTTTTGCGATGGGAATGGATTCGATGGATGTGTTCTTGCAGGTGTCGGTCTTTACACAGGGAGAAGGGTTTGCCCAGGCGCGCGCGATAGCTGCGCGCTGCTATGCTCTTCTGCATGGCCCGCTTGCTGGTGCCTTGAGTGTGACAGGGTTTACCAACGTGCTCACGCTCTTTGCGAACAGACAGGAGCTTGAAGAGGTGCATGATCGATTAGTTCAGCATATTGTTGACAGATACAAGGTGGTGATAGCTGGATGAGTGTCACGATTTCGGGGCAGGCTCAGGTTCTTGCGGCAATGAATCTGGCCGTTGCCGGGTTGACCGATGCCACAGATAGAGCTATTCAGAGTGCCGGTCTTGCCTGTGAGGCGGATGCAAAGGGGCGATGCCCGGTGGATACGGGTCGGCTCAGAGCGAGCATCGAATACCAGAGGACGGGCCTGTGTGAATGTCAGGTCGGGACGAATGTGTCCTATGCGCCCTACGTCGAACTGGGGCATCATACGCGTTCCGGGTCGTGGGTGCCCGCGCAGCCATTTCTGTTCCCGGCCTATGCGCAGGCCGTGTCTGACTTAAAAGATACTCTTGTGAAATTGTAAATCGTGTATTTCCTCCTGAGTACCTTGCCCGGCAGAATATTCAGGAGGGGATGATAGGAGAAAAAATCTATGGCCGCCGTTGCTGGCTATCTTGGTACGCTCAAACTTGGGGCAAGCGGGGGCGCCAATACCGTCGCCAACGTGAAAGACTGGGAAATTCCGCTTGCCGCTGATATGTACGATGTTTCCGCACTTGGCAACCAGTGGAAAGCCTATATTCCTGGCCTCACGGGCGCCTCCGCGAAGGCTACCGTGTTCTGGGACACCACCGATACCAATGGGCAAGTCGCGATTCAGAACGCTTTTCTTGCAGGGACGCAACTGACCGCCAATTTCTGGCTGAATGGCACGCACTATTATTCGTCGGCCTGCTATATCAAGCAGATTGATATTAAGGTGGCAGTCAATGCTGCTGAGGAAGCATCGCTTGACCTGCAACTGACCGGCCCAATCAGCTACACCTAAACCTTGCAAGGGAGGATACGATTATGACCGCTCTTGCCGGGTATGTGGGAAGCGTGCTTATCACGAGCACGCCGAATGTGGCGCTGACCAATGAGGTGCTGACCGATGCGGGGGATCATCAGACCTTTAATGAGCCGACAGCGAGCAAGCGTTACTGGGACCGCACGGCCTCATTCACCGTGCAGACGGCGCCCGACGGTGTCACCTGGACCACGGCCACGCCCGGCACGTATACCATTCGCTACGTCACCGGGCAGGTAGTTTTCAATACGCCCGTCAGTGGTGCGACGCCCTCCTGCCGCATTAGTAGCGGAGCGTACCTGCCCTATTCGACGCTTGGGCAGGGCAAGGACTGGGAATGTATCCCGGCAATGGATATGCTTGACAGCACAACCTTGCAGGGATATGGTGGCTCGCACTGGAAGACCTATGTCCCCTCGCTGCAGGGCGCCAGCATCAAACTGACACGATTCTGGGCTGACTCGACCTTCTGGACTATCCTGCAAAATACACCTACCAATCTGCTGATTGTTTCGCTGGTGACAGGTCGTACCAGCACCGGGGACCGGTACGAGGGCTATGCGCGTGTGAAGCAGGATGACATCAAATTGTCCGTTTCTGCTCTGGTAGAGGAAGGCTTGGATATGGATATCGATGGGCAGCTTTACTACTTTGCCAATTAGGCAGGATGAAAGGACACACGGATGAATGCTCAGGATGCGCGAAATTACATTTATAGCCAGCCAGCCAAGCAGCAGGATGTTGCCACGCCATTCTGGCCGAAATTGGATGGCAAACTGGCGCTGCGCGATGTGCCGTCGGATGTGCTGACGCAGCTTTCGACCAGCATCAAAGATCCGATGTTGGTGAGTGCCGCGATGCTCTGTAAATCTTTGATCCTCAAGGAGACAGGGGAGCAACTCTTTCCCGATACCGATAGAGAGCAGGTTGCTCAACTTGGGGCCACCATGCTCACACCGATCATCACGCAGATGACGCAATTCTTCGGCTTTTCCGGCAATGTGGATATGGACACGCTAAAAAAAATCTCAGAAATGAGCCTGAACGGCTCTGGTGGCATGTCCTCTGTGAAAGAAGCCTCCATTGTTCCGTAGCTGAGGCGCGTAATCGTGTGGGGCGAGCCGAATTTCTGGACTGGATGGCCTATTTCATGATCCAGCAGGAAGAGGAAGAGAAAGCGATTGAGCAGGCAAAGCGAAAGGCGCGCTAGCGTATGACCGATCTTGGCACCCTGGTTGTCAAATTTCAAGCGGATCTTTCAGGTCTCAAACGTGGGACGGAGGAAGCGCAGAATACGGTGCAGAGCGCTGCTGGCAGTATCGCCAAAGTAGCGGGCGCCGGGCTGCTCATCGCGGGCGCAGCGGCGGTAGCGTTCGGTGTCTCCTCGGTGAAGGCGGCGGCTGATTTTCAATCGGGCATGACCACGCTGGTCACGGGTGCCGGTGAGGCACAGAAAAATATCAAGATGGTGTCAGACGGCATTCTCTCGCTCGCCCAATCCACTGGTACCAGTACGCAGCAGCTTACGGCTGGTATGTACATGATCGAGAGTGCGGGCTTTCATGGCGCGGATGCCTTGCAGGTCTTACAGGCCGCCGCGCAGGGCGCGAAAGTTGGCAACGCCGATTTAGGCACTGTTGCCAACGCGACTACGACGATCATGAAAGATTTTGCCTCACAGGGTGTCACAGCGTCTCAGGCTGTCAATACGCTGGTGGCAACGGTTGCCAGTGGCAAGACGACGATGCAAGATCTGGCCGCTTCGCTTTCTCAAGTACTGCCGACGGCTTCGGCGGCGCATGTTGGCTTAAATGGTGTGATGGCAGCAATGGCGACCATGACTGGCGAAGGCGTTCCTGCTGCCGATGCCGCGACCTATTTACGCCAGACGTTGATGTCGCTATCTAATCCCTCTACGGCGGCTCAGACGGCGCTGAAAAGTGTCGGGTTGTCAGCCGATCAAGTTTCCGCTGAACTCCATAAATCCTTGCCGGGCGCGATCCAGATGATTGCCGATGCCGTCGGCAAGAAATTCCCAGAAGGGTCATCAGCCTGGATGAAGGCTATGACCGATATTGCCGGTGGAGCGAAGCAGATGCAAGGCATGCTGGACCTTACGGGTTCGCATCTCCAAGATTTTATCGCTAACGCCGGGGGCATTGCTGATGCCGTGAAAAAAGGTGGCTCCTCGATTACGGGCTGGTCCAAAGTGCAGGAGGACTTTAATTATCAATTGGATCGAGCCAAAGAAGCGTTTGAAGTGCTGCAAATCAAGGTTGGATCCGCGCTTCTGCCCGTGCTTGGCAAGCTCATGGCGCAGGTCACGCCATTGATTACGCAATTCGGCGACTGGCTTATCAAAAGTGGCACATTGCAAGGAGCTATTAATGTCCTTGCCGGGGCTATTGGTGCGCTTGCCTCAATTGTGAGTGGGGTGGTGGGATTTTTCGCCCGCAATCAGGCAGCGTTGACTGCTTTAAAGATCGTGGGTATTGCTGTGGCTGGCGCGATTGCGGCCACGATGGTTGTAGCTTTCTACAGTTGGGCGGTAGCTGCTGGTGCGGCGGCTATTGCCACGTTGGCCGCGACATGGCCGATTCTGGCTATAGGGGCTGTAATCGCGCTGGTTGTCGTAGGGATTGTACTGGCAATCCAGCATTGGGGCGCTATTGGACAATGGCTACAAGGTGTATGGCAGGGGATTGGGAATTTTCTGGCAAATATCTGGCATGGCATTCAGACAGCGTTTCAGGCTGCTATCAATTTCCTGGTGAACGCGGCAAAAGTTGGGATGGCGGTTATGCTGGTCACGATCACCGGGCCAACGGGCGTGCTGGTGCTGTTCATCATGTCACACTGGCAGCAGGTCAAGGACTGGTTTACCGGTTTCTGGGCAAGTTTGCAGCATCTCTTTCAGATGGGCATGGCGGTTATAGCCGGGATTATTCAGGGCATGACGGACACGCTCTATAATCTCTTCGTCGCGCCGTTCATGCATGCATGGCAGACGATTTCGGGCATTTTCGATCAGATTGGGACACGGGTAAATGATCTGCTGTCCGGGAATTTCGGTGGCGCGCTTGGGGGACTCAGCATTCCTGGCTTTGCTGCTGGCGTGCAGAACTTTTCTGGTGGCCTTGCTGTTGTAGGGGAGAATGGCCCGGAGCTTGTTTCACTGCCACGTGGCGCGAATGTGACGCCGATGACGAGCTTGAATAATCGGAGCGCCACTGTCGCGGCAGCAGGTGCGGGGACTGGTACGACGACGGTTGTCCTGCAATTGGATAGCCAGATCGTCGCGCAAGTCGTAGCGCCACATCTGGATAGCATGGTACGCGCGAAATTCGGGCCGAGGTCTCGCGTATGACTACCTCACTTTCAGTCTATGGCCTGAATGGGGCTTCGGCAACTCTCCCAGGAGCGCATACGCTTGCCACTGCCACCGGCGGTACCGGTGCGAATATCTCGACGAAAGTTGGGACGGCCACCGGGTGGGGTGAGATTCAGGGCAGCAGTAATCCCTGGGGGGCACTTGGCAGTATTGGGTCTCAAAGTGGGGGAGGCTGGCTCCTCGACAGTACGCTATTAGAGGGACAGGAGCTTATCGCGGGGACGTGGGGCGCGTCCATCCGATTATCAACAAGTGCTGGCTCTATCACGGCCACCATTACAATGCGAGCCAGCAAATACAATGCTACCAGCGCAACCTATACGACTATTGGCTCGCTCACCAGTACCAGTGTCACGATCAACACGACACTGACCACCTTTACCCTCTCCTCGGCAAATTTACCGGCGATGATCTTTGCCACCGGTGATAAGCTCTACATCGATGTGTGGCTTGATGTTACGACGAATAGCACCGGGTCTAGTACCGCGACAATTAACTGTTCCGTATCCTCGACGACAACCGGTCTTGCCGGGCGTGTGGAGATGGATACAGCAGGCTATCAGCCCTACCGGCAAAAAGATTTTAGTTTGCGGGCACGGATCGCGCAGGCAAAAAATTTCGCGCTGCGTGCACGGGTTGCACAGACGCGGAACTGGTCTTTACGCGCTCGCGTTCAGAATGCTGCCAATAGCCGTGCCAAAGATTTCGCGCTACGCGTCAGAATCGCGCAATCAAAAGATTTTCGGCTGCGTGCCAGATTAGCGCAATCAAAAGATTTTAAGATGCGCGCCAGACTGGCCCGTGCGAAAGATTTCGCGCTGCGGGCTGCTATCCAGTCACCGGGTGTGCTGGCTACCGACACGTTTATTCGGGTTAATCAGTCAGGATGGGGCATTGCCAGTGACGGGGAAACGTGGGCCTATATTGACGGCAGTCAGGCATCGAGCATCGTGAGTGATGCCGGGCAAATCACCAGAGGCACCGGCTCAGCGCTGTTTGTGCTTGGCAGCAAGACGGCTGCCGCTGTCGATCTCAAAATTCGGGCATACATCACCGGCGCCGCCGGGGACCGCATGGGCGTGCTTGCCCGACTGCAAAACACCACCACGTATTATCGGATGGCCTGGGAGGGTGGCGGCAATCTCAAGATCGAGAAGAGCCTGGCCGATACCGTGACAACGCTGGCCTCAAGCGCGTACAGCGTCACCTCACTGCAGTATTACTGGATACGCGCGCAGATTTATGATGTGGCCTCCGGTACACAGATCAACGCGAAAATCTGGCAGGATGGCACAACAGAGCCGTCCAGTTGGACGGTGACGACCACCGACATCAATCCGCTCACCGGCGCCGGGCAATTTGGCGTCTATCTCTTTACCGGCTCATCGTCCAATGTCGTCTCCGTCAACAATTTTACCGCGCTCTCGCTCACCAATCCGCGTGACTTTGCCTTGCGAGCACGTATCGGCGGGCGTGGCCTGCAAGATATTGCGCTGCGAGCACGAGTGGGCGGCTTCCCACACTGGAAAGATTACGCGCTGCGCGCCCGAATGCGGGGCCTGGGCATCCGTGATTTCGCGCTGCGAGCAAGTCTGGACAATGCCGTCATCGCGCTGCCTGCCTACACGCCCGGTGCACTTTCTGTGACGATCAGTGGCACGACCTACCCGATTCTGGAAGGCTCGCTCAAGATCAGCGAGGATATCACCGGACGCTCAACCTGCTCGTTCACCCTGCTCGACCCCACCGGTAACGTGCATTTTCGTTTTCGGCAGCCAGTTATCGTCACGCACAGTCAGCGCGGCCAACTTTTCCGAGGCTTTGTCGATACGCCGCAAGAACAAAATTTGCCACCCAATACAGCCAATGAGATTCAGATATCATGCATCGATGAGCACTGGCTAGCTGACAAACGCGCCTACGAGGGAGATGAATTCGTCAACCAGTATGCCGGTGATATTGCCACGTTCTATGCGCAAGAGCTTGCCCAGGATGGTGTATCGCAAGGCTACGCCATTGACCATGACACGACTCAGGCTGATTTTAGTGACGGCACGCTTTCAAATGTGGTCGCAGCGGCCAATATTGGCTCGACAAACATTGGAGATGGTGATCTGGAACTTGCGCCAGCCGGGACGGCACTCACCATCTTAGAAGGGACGCTCGGTGACTTTTTAAGTGGCACGCTGACAAACACGCAGGCCAATGGCCTCTATGGTCCTGATCTGAATAGTGCAGGCTATCTGAGCTTGCAGGTTCAAAATGGCATCAAATTGACCGGCAGCGCGACGATTGCGGGTGGGGGCAATCTCTATTCCTATGTCAAGATCTGGCAAGGGAGCTACACGATCCAATCCGGGGACGCGCTTTCGTATCGTGTGTGGATTGCCTCGACATCTCCTGAAATCAAAAGTGCCGTAGATATCGTCTTCACGGATGGCTCGACCTTGCGCGACTCGTCCTGTATCGATCAGCAGGGTATTGGCGCACACCCCAACAATGATCTGTCCTTCTTTGCCTCAGACCAGTGGTATACGCGTAACATTCCCCTTGCATCTCTCGCAGGCAAAACAACGGCGTATGTGACCGTGGCGTTCGAAGGAGATAGCACCGGGGACTATGCCGCGTATTTTGAAAACATTCAGCTTGGCAGTACGACAATTTTTAACGGCAGCCGCTTAAATGTCTCGCCAGCGCAACAGATGCAAAATGCTGGCTATACCAATGTACAGGTCGTGGTACAAGGCTTATTTGAAAAGACAGGATACCGGATCTCACCGGCATACGATCTCTCTGGTGTGGTGATTGCGCGCTCCTCGCTCATTTCCTGGCAGGATACCACCACGCAAACGGACAATGGCATCTTTGCACTGGCGGCAAAAGGCGTTACCGTTACCGTCGAATCATCACTGGATGGCGGTGTCACGTGGCAATCGTGCACCAGTGGGCAGCCGATCCCCGGCCTTTTGCCAGGAATGAGCCTGGCAGGGAAATCATTGATGCTGCGAGAAACGATCACCAATGGCTCCGGGGATGCCACGCAAACGGCAGCGTTTTACGCCTTGCAGGCAACCATTGAGCCATCCTTTGCCGGGTCGCAAAAAGTTGATATTACGCGCATTGTAACCAGCCAGCAGGACTGGCAAAATGCCACATTGACCAATCTTCTCTGGCAAAATGGCGCACTTGGTCTCAATGGCTATTATCTCAATTGGGGCAATGCGCAACTCGGCGGCATGACCATCTTTGGCAGCGCGTCACCATCCGCCGGGATATTCGAAACAGAACTGGTGCTGCACAGTGGCACGGGCGCGGCCTGTGTCGCGCGGCTCGATAACGCTGGCTCATGGCAAAACTTTATCGCGGAATGTGACGTGTACGTCGGAGTCGGCAATGGCAACTATGGCTTTGTCTATCGTACCACGGGCTGGCAGAACAACAACGATACCTATGCCTATAGCGCGTTTGTGAATACGTCCCAGATCGCGCTTGGCAAAGGAACCAATAGTAGTAGTGGCGCAGGAGCATTTACGCTCATCCAATCCGCCACGCTCGCGTTGTCCAGCGGCAACTGGCACCGGCTGAAAGTCGTGGTGAATGGCTCAACGCATCAATTGTACCTGGATGATGTTTTATACATTACGGCAACAGACAGTACCTATACCGGGGCCGGGCAATTTGGCCTGCGCTACTACAACAATAGTGGTGCCACAGCCGCCGGGAATTTCGGTGATTTCGGCGTGGTGCAAGCGCTTTCTGGCACGCGTATCAGTCCAGCATTTGATCTTTCTTCGGCGAAGAGCGTGCAGGATTCCTATATTGCCTGGACAGCCAGTACGCCAGGCAGTTCCACGGTCAATGTCGAAGTGAGTACCGATGGCGGCAACACCTGGATTGCCGCACTGCCGAATGCGTCGATTTACGGCTATACCGGCCTGCTGGTCCCCGGTCAATCCTTGCAAGGTATGAAACTCCAGACACGGGTTACGCTTACCAGCGCGACAGCGACCCAACAGCCAACCATTTCAGGATTGTCCTGGTGGGTGATCGGGACCATGACCGCTGCCGGGTATCGACTGAATCCGCCACTCGCACTAGGGCCAGTAGGCCGGGTTGGTTCATCGTTGGTAAACTGGACTGCAACCTTGCCGAACGATGACACAACGGTGGGCGTTGATGTTTCGCTCGACGGCGTGAACTGGACCGATGTCTCCGGTCTCAACGGACAGCCTATTCCCTTATTTACCGCGCAGCAGGACCCGCCGTTTATTGACACGTTCACAAGCGATAACACAGCCAGTTACACCTCCGGGAATATCATCGCGCCCGGAAACTTCGCCGCCCCCTGGTCGGTATTCACACCGGGACGCTACATCGTAGGAACCGGCGGGCAAGGTGCCCTTCTGGTGATGACCACCCTGCAAGGGGATGGTGAAATCTGGATTGATACCGACTGGTGCGACAATGGCGGAGTCGTGTGGGCATTGAGCGCAGATGCCACCACCTGTTACCTCCTGCAAATACAGGACGGGAGCGCCAGCCGAACGCCGAACCGGATGCGTCTTTTCAAGGTGGTGAATGGCGCCTACAGCCAGCTTGGGGAAGGGGCCGCGCTCTCGTTTACGCGCGGCACGCCAACACGCTTTCAGATTGTGCAACTCAACGGGACTATCACCATTACCGTTCATAGTGCCGCTGCCAACCCGGATGGCGCGGTCTATGGTGATCTGGCGCAAACGCTTACGTATACCGATCCATCCCCGCTCCTGCCTGGCAGTGTCGCGCTTTATAGCAATGGAGGCACCAATCGCTATTACCAGTTGCGCGTCATGGCCTACGGCCAGGATGTAACGCAGGCAACGCTTTACGCCCGGCTCCGACTGACCACCACTGATCCAACCAGCACGCCGCAAATTCAGGATTTCGTGATAGCGGTGCGCAGTCCAGCCATTGCCACTGGCGTGCTGATCCCGACTACGACGCACAGCAGCAAATCAGGCAGCACAAACACAATCGCGCAAAATCTGGATGATTGTGCCCGGCAATCATCGATTACCGATACCTACTGGTGGCGCATTCTGAATGGTGTGCTGTACTTTCAACCTCAGACAGCCAGCATGGCGCCCTGGATTGCCACGCCACAACTCATGCTCGCCGCCAATATTACCGTTTCCTACGACGCATCGCTCTACCGCAACGAGCAGATTGTCATTGGCGGCACGGATATACAAAACAACATCGAGACCTACGTGGCCGATGGCTTCAGCCAGGCATTTACTACCGGCGACCCGATAGAGTCGGTAACGGCCATCCTGGTTAACGGACAACCGCAAAGCTTCGGTGTCGAAAAGGTGGATACGGGCAAGCAGTGGTACTACCAGATCGGCAAATCCGGTATCACTCAGGATGCGAATGCCCTGCCACTTCCCCAGGGCACACGTATCCAGATCCAGTATCAAGGGCAGGTTAACGTCATCGCCAAAGCACGCAATAACGGACAGATCGCGCTTATGGCCTCAATTGACGGCACAAGTGGCATCGTCACGGTGATTGAGCAAGCCCAGGGCTTGAATAGCGCGGCGGCGCAAACGCTGGCGCAAGCCAGAATTGCCCAGTACGCAAAACTGGCAAAAACGATCTCATTCACAACCAACAGGCCAGGGCTGCATATGGGACAGGTGCTCACCGTCTTCTTGCCACAGCATGGGATTCAAAATGAATCATTCCTGGTGACACAGGTGGACTATCAGCCGATCACGGCTTTGATCGGTGGGAGTGTCACCCTGCTGGAGCAATACAAAGTCACCTGTACAAGCGGTCCCGTTGTAGGTGGCTTTCAACATCTGTTTGGCTGATTGTCTTTTTAGTTTTTGTTGAAAGGAGGTCGCCACTTTGAGCGACTTTACGACATTCACGGTCCAGTACAATACCGGAACCGATGCCAGTCCAAACTGGACAGGCACCGCTATCGCACCGGGCGGCTCAAGCGGAGCAAATGAAATCAGGTTCGCGCCAACCGGAGGAGGACAGACAGGTAGTACCTCCTCGGCAAGTTGGCCGCTGGCGACCAAGCCCGGCAGCGGAACGTCCGTCTTTCAAGAGGCATGGGCGTTTACCACGGATACGTCAGGCAGCAAGACCAATTATACCGGCGACAATACCGTTGGTCTTGTCTTTCGGTTTAGTTGGGATAACCTCGGCACGTTTGCCAGCGCGCCACAATTCTCCTGTTTTGACAGTTCGGCGCACAACACCCCCTCGCCCGGCACACAGCCGTCAATTGTCAATGGATCAGCAGATACCAGCAACACATCCTACATGAAGGCCAATGCCTACGGACGCGGCGCGGCAGCTTCCGGCAGCGTGCAGGACACACCATCTGCCGGGAGCGCTGGCAGTGCGCCAACGGCCACCACTGGCACAGCAGGCGCCGTCTCACCGCCGACCACACCTGCCTGGCTCACCACCTGGCAGAGCTTGCAAGGCTGGATGCAATACATTCAGGATGCCGTGACACCCCAGGCGACCTTTGCCGCGTACTGGTACTTTACGCTGATCCTGTTCTACGGGGCGAACATTTCGGCAAGTACCTATACATTCGTGCTGACGATGCAGTACACGTATTCATAGGAGCTACCTGGATGCTGATCTTTTCACAAAGCGGCTTCCCCATTGGCACGATCCCGCGTGCCGGGGAGCCGTGCTATTGGGCTTTAAAACGCTCGGATGGCGTGTGGCTCTGCGAATACGATACGGTATCCGATGTGCTCTTCGGGGGCAAACGTCAGCTTGACTGGACGCTCGATATTGCCTCAACCCGGGACTGGCGCCGTATCAAAGAATTGTGGCTCTTTTGCCCGGCCACCCCCACAAGCCCGGCAGGGAACACGGCATGCTTGCCGATCACCACGCCGGGCACGGCATTTCAACTCAAAGTTGCAACGATGGATAGCGTCATCTCTGAATCCATGCGTGCCGTACAGGCACACATCATTGGCCGGGTGATGGATGAATCTGGTGCCTGCGAGTGCTTCATCTTCGATTATGCCTTGCAAGGAATGCTGGCGAAGTGGACATCAAATATCTATCGTTTCGGAAGTTGGCGCGACGGGATCGCGCCCCTGGGGGCGCTGGCTCTGCCGGTGTTGGGGATCAATCTGCCGGTGATAACAGGAGGGAGATAATGAGACAACAAAAAGGGCTGCCTGTACGAAACAGGCAGCCCTGTAGGGGGGGGGGGGGGGGGGGGGAACGATCAATGGCTGCCATCAGTTGGCAGGTTGCCATTCAGTTGCTTCACGCGCCGGTAGGCGTTCTGGCGATGCTTATACATCTTCCCGCCATCTGTCAGGCGACTGTTCCCCTGCTCGTCGAGAAACTGGATATACCATCCGTTTCCATGCGGTCCAAGTCCTTTATATGCCTTGTAGGTTCCCGGAGTGTGATTGACGAAAATTGTCTCTGCCATGATGGTGGTTCCTTTCTTCTTTTCAAATTGTCATCTTTATTGGTGACATTTACCGTATACCTGACATCAATAAAGATGTCAAGAGGTTTAGCGATCAATTTTTGTCAGGCGCAAAAATTGATCGGGGAGGGATAACATGGGCTTACCAGGCAACAAGCCGCTTGCCGGTGGGAAAGGATGGTCATTCATTTTCGGGAGTAATTTCCCGCCGAACTACACCACCAACACCATTGAAAATACGCCTGCCATCCAGAATCTTGTCAAGCAGGCAGGGATCACGTTGCTACGCGTGGCTATTGCTGATGGCGCTGCCGACAGCGAGATCAATGCACGCGCCAATGCCTGCGCGGCGTGTGGATGCGCCATGCTGGTGATTTTGCCACATAATGACCTCACGTTTAATGAGCATCTTGTCACCCTGCTTGGCTCAAAATGCAATCTCTATGAGCTATCAAACGAGCCAGACCTGAACTCCATTACGTGGCAGCAATACCTGTCATACTGGAATAATCAGATCCCGGCGCTGCGCAAGATTAATCCGAATGCCGCCTTCGGCGGGCCAGCATTGGGAGCCTTTAGCAATGTTTCGTCGTATCTTGTCCCGTGGCTCAACGGCTGCAAGTCCAGTGGAGTCATCCCTGATTTTGTAAGTTATCACGACTATCCGTGCTATCAGATTAGCCAGACAGCCTGCCAGCCAAAGGCACCGAACATCGGCAACGACGGCGCATCACTCCGACAGACGGTCATCAACACGCTTGGCTACAGCCTGCCTATCGCCTGTACTGAGTGGAATATCGATCCCACGAGCAGCCCGCCGAGCTACACAACACAATCATCATTCGTCACCCCGTGGTTCCACACAGCGCTTGATAGCATGGTGAGCAATAATCTCGATATGGCCTGCCAGTTCGATGCCGGGTCTGGCGACTCCTACCGAGATATGATCTCGACCTCAAGCTACCAGCCACAGGCCGACTATCAGCCGATGGTAGACAAGATCAAGCAATACCTGGGAACCAATTCCATCCTCACGGGGCCTGATACCCCCATCGGCCTCACGCAAGGCACAAAAAATAATGCGGCCATCCCGTCTCAGATGATCTCAGATCTCAAGACAATGGGGATCAGATGGCTCAGATGGCAGCCCTACGCGAACGCTATCGAGCTAAGCCAGGGACAATATACCTGGGGCAATCTCGACGCGAATGTAAAGGCGTGCAATCAAGCTGGTATCAATCTGATGCTGACCGTGCTCTTCCCCCCATCCTGGGGACAGTCTGGCGGCTTCCCGACGCCCCAATGGACGTTGCAATTCGCGCAGGCAATGGCATCCAGGTACGACGGAACGCACGGCTTTGGACAAATTCAAGGTATTGAGCTTGGCAACGAGGATTATTCAATCAATGGTGATAATCCCACAGCGCTCGCGGCCACCATGAATTATTGCTACGATAAGCTCAAACAGCAGTATCCAAATCTCATTGTTGGCCCTGGCTGCTGCCTGCACAGAAATACCAGCACCATTACCAGTTTCTTTCAAACGCTCTGGAAGAATGCGCCCGCGAAATACGATTACATCAATTTTCATTTTTACTGCCAGAATAACAATTCGAGCGATCCAAGCGTTGGCGGTTCATCCTTTTCCAGCTTTCCGCAACTGTTGCAGCAGCTTCAGACAGCAGCCCAGAATGCCGGGCACCCCAACTTCCCCATCTGGATTACCGAAAGTGGCTGGCCTGTGAACTCAAATGGGGGGTTTGCCAGCAATTATGTTGTGAGTCCACAAAATCAGGCAAATTATATCAAATATTGCCTTGATACGCTCAAAGGTCTCAATCAGCCAGCGAAATATTTTATCTATACGCTCGGTTATGCTGACCAGGGCGCGCCTGCTGTGGGAATAGGGCACTCACTTGGCATGAGTCTCTATCAGGTCAGTTATTCCGGGAATCCACTGCCAGCCTATACAATGGTTCAGAATTACCCCAAGAATTGGGGTGGAGGTTCTTCGACAGGGACCGGCATTCGAGATTATGCCTGCCGGGCCGGGGTGCGCGTGGGAAGTGGCACTTCTCTGCATGATTACGCGCTGCGAGCAGGTATCAAACTACCAGGAAACGAGATTCTACGAGATTGGACAATGCGCGCCAGCGTATCGGGTGGTGCTTCCATCTTTGATTCATTTCTCCGTGCCGAGGCGCCATCCTGGGGCAATGCCAGCGACGGGGAAAACTGGGTACAGGCCGGGGGGAGCGCTACACCGTCGATTGTCAGCGTGGCACCTGCAACGGCGCTGGCAAGCGATACCTTCGCGCGAGCCAACCAATCGGGATGGGGCACGGCAAGCGATAGCGAAACGTGGAGCATCAAGGTTGGCCCCGGGACGCTCTCTATTGCCAATAACGAGGGGGTATGTATCTCAACAGGCACGGACACAGATGTGCAACTGGGCACACACACCACATCCGATTTTGATATCCTCTGCCGTATGGCAATCAACAATTATAACGATATCTGCGGCGTGCAGGCTCGCTTTACCGTGTCCGGGGGCCAGCCAACATGCTACAAACTGCTCTGGTATACTACCGGCCTGCATATCAACAAAGCTGTCGCAGGCGTCAATACGCAGCTGGCAACGGCCACCTTCGGGATGAATCCAGGCCAGTTTGCCTGGATGCGCTTCCGGGGCGTTGGCAGCACACTCTATGGACGCGCGTGGCAGGATGGCACAACGGAACCAACAACGTGGCAAGTCACGGTACAAGATACGAGCGTGACGGGTCCCGGCGGCTTCGCGCTGCTTGCGAATACAGCATCCGGCTCAAGTGGAGTAGAGTTCGATCATTTTCAAGCCAGTGCCTATGCGTCGGTGGGGCAGATTACCGGGGCGACGGGGACGAATACCCTCAGACTTGGCACGCAAACGCCAACTGATGCCGAGGCTCTGGTACGTGTCTCGTTTACTCAGCCCGGGGATATCGTCGGCCTCACGCTCAGAGATCAGGGCCTCTCTCAATTTGTGCGGCTTCGGCTCACGGCGTCGCAATTACAGATCTGCCAGCAAACCCCATCCGGTGGCTTTGTCATTCTGTCCAATTACGCGTTTACCCCGGCTTCCGCAACCCCCTACTGGCTGAAATTCAGAGTACAGGGAACAAATGTATACGGCAAGATCTGGCAGGACGGAACACCGGAACCTGCTGCCTGGCTGGTGACTGCCACCAGTAGCGCAGTCTCAGGCGGCGGTCAGGTTGGTCTGTCAGTGGCACTCAGCCAACCATCCGATATTGCGCAATTTGACCATTACAGCGTGACGACAGCCAGCCAGAATGCTCCACCACCCCAGACACGCAATCTTGATTTCGCGTGCCGGGCCAACGTACAGGCAAAGTCCACCACGCCGCAGCTTGATTTTACGTGCCGGGCCAATGTGGCTGATCTTATCAGCGATACAGAGGTTCTGGTCTATGCCGCTCGGCAGGGGCCGATCATTCGCGTATTCCCGAAATCTTAGCGAAGAAAGAAAGAAAGAAAAAGAGAAAGCGAGGGATGAACAGTGAGTCACTGGCTCCAGGTCGCAACGACGATCTTTGATATTCTCTGGCTTTGTGCCGTGCTGACGCTCCTCTGGTTTATCTGGCGCTCAAGCGTCAGGCATGTACAACGCATTGAGCAAACGTTGATTGATGTGTCAATGAAAAACGCGGAAATCGCGCAGCGCGCAGCACAGGCCGCGTTGATGATCGCCGAACGGTATCAGACAGAGCGGCAGCCGAAGAAATCGGGGTAGGAGCCATGAATCTTGTTAATGTCCTGCCCTATCTTTCGACGCTCATCACCATCTGCATTGCCATTGGCGGCTTCTTCGCGCTGCGCACTGGCTATAGCAAGCAAGCAAACGAAATACAGGATCGGGTGATTGCCGCGCTGAAATTGCAAAACGAAGTGCAGGCACGCCAGATTGCCGCGCATGAAAAAGAGATTTCTCATCTGAAACAGATCGTCACCACCATCCAGGTTGCCCTCAAGCGCCGGGGGCTGCGCATCGAAGTAGACAACGACACGATCACGCTGATAGACGATCACGCACGACGGGCACATACCGTCAAGATCCAGATGACGGCAGGCGATAAAGACGACGACAACGACACAACGAAAGGAACAGGACCATGACTGACGAAACCGGGGCACTGTGGATTCCCAGTCCAAACTATTGGCAGGGCCGCAACGGCAATACACCCAGGTGGATTATCCTGCATGGCACCGCCGGGGGCACCAGCGCGCAAAATATCGCTGGCTGGTTCGCACAAAGCACTGCCCAGGTATCGGCGCATTATGTCGTTGGACAGGATGGCACTATCGTGCAATGTGTACTGGAGCAAGATAGCGCGTGGGCCAATGGCATCATAACCGCCGGTCATGATCCCTGGTGGTCCAATACGCTTAATCCCAATTTGCTCACGATCAGCATTGAGCATGTTAAGCCGTCAAGCGATAATAGCGACGTGCTCACCACAACGCAGCAACAGGCCAGTTTCGGGCTTATCAAAGCTATCTGCCAACGCTGGCAGATCCCTGCACGACAAGCTGACGTATCGGGAGGCATCACCGGGCACTTCTCGCTCGATCCCGTTAATAGAGCACGCTGCCCCGGCACCTATCCCTGGTCCGACCTCTGGCAATTTTTGCAAGGAGAGGATGAAATGTTACAGATTACTGATCCGTTCGCCGCGAAGTATTTCACGCAAACATCAGCTACTTGTTGGCACTGCCCGGCGACTGGCTGTGATATTCATGATGCGATATTGGATTATTGGAGAAGAACACAGGGCGCGTTTCGGTTGCCACGCACCAACGAAATCTACGGCGCCATTACCGGCGGGGGAAGCATGCAGATCTTTGAGGCAGGGGTGCTCGTCTACGATCCACAGGGAAAATTTGATAATCCCGGTCTGGGCATCGTCTACGCCATGCACCTCGACGAAAATACGCCAGGATTACAGCAACTCATGAAACTGGCAGGGGTAAGTGGAACAGCTACATCAGCGCCAACATCAGCCCCGCCAGTGGCAAGCGTTCTGCCCCAGATCGCTCAGCTTGCACAGCAGATTATCAAGCTGAGCGAGCCATCATAACAAAAAAGCGTCCGGGTATTGTTACCCGGACGCTTTGCTTTTATGGGTGATTATTTTACCATTTCAACCCACTTGCGTGGGTCTTCTTGCAGGATATGATTGTACATATCCTGCAAGTATGGTTGCTTGAAGAGCTGAGGGTCCCCCTCATGCTCTTTCAAGAACTCTTTTGCATAGGGAGAATTCCCTACGATCTCCCATTTTTCAAAGGGGGACTTCTTTCTCCATATTTTAAAGTCCCCATCTTTCTCGAAAGATGGAAGTTCTCCTTGAAAGACTTGCAATCCCTTTTCGTCGAGAAGATACTCGACGAAAAGGGAGCCATCTGGCAAACGGAAAAACCGCACCGTTTCCGGGACCGATGGACCCTGTTTATAATAGGGGTCATAGTCCTCCGGGATAGAGATATCCCGGTAGAATCCATTGTTTCCTTCCTCGGTCCCCTCCGGAAAGGTGACTTCCCAGAACTCCCGCATCGTATGATGGGTTACGCGTATACGATACTCGATATGACATTCATGATCGCGCAAAGCGACCATCGCTTCGTCGGTGATACTGGTAAAAGTCTTTTTCATTGTTTGTTCCCCTTTCTTTCACTCAATGTTGAGGGTGTACTCCAGCACACCCTCAACCCGATTGATTTCCGCCCGAAATCGCTCTTGCTCCGAGGCCGTGAGCAATCTCGGCGATTCATACGTGAGGATGGTATTCTCACCTTCTGGCAGCACACCTGCCAGTTTCAAACCTGCAAAGTCAGTGTGCGCCTGCGCTTGGAAGCGCTGCGCAGCTTCGTCCGACTCGAAGACGATGTAATGATAGATGAAATCTATCGGGCCGTGTTCTCGCTCGAAACGAGACACCCAGGCCCGGCAGGCATCCACAATCTCATCATTCGTGGAGCGCTGCTTATGTGACTGCTGGCTATGAACGCGCCCGATAGCGTCCAACTGGCGAAAAAGATCGGGTGGGAGCCGCAAGACGAACCGATGGGGCATTTAATACTCTTTCATGGCTGCTTTGACAAGCGCCATTACAGCTCCATTCCATTCTGACGCCAGTTGCAAGCCGACCAGCCCTTCCTCGCGTGCAATGCGATTGACGGCCCCTACCGCTATCCACATCACATCCTCCTCATCAAGCCCCTCTTCACGAGATTGCTCCAGAGATTTTTGGAGCGTATCGACAACTTTTTTGTTATATTGCATTCTCCACCTCCAGATTAGCGCCGAATGTACGTGCCATTCCCCTGCTCATCGCAGAGGCGCAGCGACGCAGGGAACAGAGAATTGGAAAGAGTAAAGCCCAGCAGCCGGGAAGCGCTCTCCCGGAGAAAACGCAGATCGCCGCATTCCTCGTCGTTGGGATACGCACTATGGACAGCCTGTGCCAACTGCTCAGCCGTGAACACGGTCCCACTGGACAAAGCCCGAACAGTTTCCCGCATGGTTTCATCGGCGTCCACATCGCGCCCGTTGCGGTAGTACTTCGTGATGATTTCCATTTTTGTTCTCCTTGCTTTTCCTTTTTTTGAGAACCCTGTGTTCTCTTCACTGAGATAATGATATCATTTTTGATATCAATTGTCAAGAGGGTTGGGGAGCAATTTTTACCGTTCGCAGAAATCTCAGAAAATTGGTATACTGGACCCGGCAAAGGAGGTCCTTATCATGTCATCAAAAACCCAACAGGCCCTTATCCAACTTCTCGAAAGTATGGCGATAACCGCGCTTATTGCCGGGCTGTTCAGTATCGGCACGATCCTTGCCGGGAATGGACCGATAGACTGGCGCCAGGTCGGCATCGCCTTTGGCCTCGCTGTCGCGTTCAGCCTCGCGCACAGCCTGGCAACCTATTTCAAAGCCAGCAACCAGGTCGAACTTGGCACCGCGATTGAAGCGGTAATCGACGCCATAGAACAGCGCTTCGGCGCTCTCGCCCAACCGATCACACCAGATCAAGCACCAATGGCCCCGAATCGCACTACGATGCTCAACACGCCGTCTGTTGTCCAGGAGCATCCACCAGACTGACACTCCCCGCCTTAAAAGAGCGGGGGTTCTTCCTTCATCCAGCCACCTTGCCCGCTCTGGCCTTGCCAGAACGAGTAGCGGGTGTCTGTCCAGAAGCGTTTCGCCTCTTCTGAGAGAGGCCCGTTTCCGATTGCCCACCGGTACGGTCTAATGCCTTTGCGAGAATGTTGAGAGCGGCATTGTGATCTCGATCAAGCACCAATCCACATCCAGAACAGATGTGTGTCCTGACAGAGAGGCTCTTCTTGACTCGTGTGCCACACGCTGAGCAATCCTGCGACGTCCAGGCCGGTTCAACGGCTATCACAGGGATGGTATGCACTTGCCCATAATAGGTGAGCCACGAGAGAAAGCGCCCCCAGGCCGCATCACTGATGCTCTTCGAGAGGTGTCGGTTTCTGACGAGGTTGGCTATCTTCAAGTCTTCGTAGGCAATGAAATCGCTAGATGTCACGAGCGTGCTTGCCGTTTTACGGGCAAAGTCTTCACGCTGCCTACTGACTTTCAGATACGCCTTTGCCAGTGCTTTCCTGGCTTTCTTCCTATTCTGAGATTGCTTTTGCTTGCGAGAAAGTCGTCTGTGCAGCTTCTTCAAGCGTTTTTCGGCTTTGCGCAGATGACGAGGGTTAGCTACAGTATTGCCTTCTGAGTCCGTTAAGAACGCCTTCAAGCCCATATCGATGCCAACCTGTTTGCCGGTAGGGATATGCTCAATCTGTCTCTCTGCATCAACAGCAAACTGAGCATAGTAGCCATCGGCCCGCTTGACAATCCGTACCCGCTTGATTTGCTTCGTGGGGAACTCTTCAATGCGTTGGTTCTTGTTGCCTACAAGCCGCAAGCGTCCAATGTTGCAACCATCGGTGAAGGTGATATGCTTGCCATCCGGCTCCAACTTCCAGCCCGTTTGTTTATACTCGACACTCCTGTTATCATGCTGGAAGCGGGGATAGCCCTTCTTGCCGGGCTTGTGGGTCTTGCAATTGGCATAGAAGCGTGAGATAGCCGCCCACGCTCGTTCAGCAGCCGCTTGCCGCGCTTGAGAATTGAGTTTTGAGGCAAAAAGAAACTCTTTTGCAAGCTGAGAGCAAGCTGCGTTAAGATCATAGCCATTCGTGCCACGAGTGTCCATCCACAAGCGAAGTGCCTTGTTACGGATGAACTGCACAATGCGTATCGCCTCATCAATGGCGGCATATTGTTCTTTGGTGCCACGCAGCTTGTACTCAAAAATCAGCATCAGGTTCGACTCTGCCTCTCAATGTATTTCTGTATCGTGTCCTGACTGACAAAGCCAGCCGTGCTATAGAAGGTGCTTCGTGTCCACAGCGAGGGCATCCGCTTGAGATGAGGAAATTCTTCCCGCATGTGATGCGAGGAACGGCCCTTTATCAAGCGGGGAATGTCCGTAGGCAGCGTGTAGGGATTGGCCTGAATGAACAGATGCACGTGATCTGGCTGAATTGCCAGTTCGACAATTTTCCACCCGTTTTCTTCTGCCACTTCACGGACGATCTGCTCGAAACGGTCACGTACTGGCCCTACCAGTATCTTGCGCCTTCGTTTCGGGCAAAAGATGATATGGTAGAGAATGTGATGAACCGTATGTTGTTCGTGAATATACTCGTCACTCATGTATACAAGTATAGCGCAAACAACATACCTTGTCAACATTCCCCACCCTATCCCCAACTAAGGAACGGCGCTCTCATCCCCCGCTTGAAAGACGGGGGTTTTCCCGCGCCGGTTGTATAACCCCAGGCACCACCCCCGTCAGATATGGCTCAGAATGCAAAATTGAAAGCCCCAATGCAGGTACAGGCGCAATAAAAGAAAAGCGACCAGGCAAGGGAAGCCTGGTCGCTTTTCTTTTGAGAATGAGCATCATTTCTCTTCATATTCAGCAAGCACCGCAACACGCTCATCCATCCACCGTGAAATTTTTTCAATGATCTCATCCCCCGCCATTGCCGCCGACCACTCCGCCGCCCACGCCGACTCCGCCGACCACGCCGACCACGCCGACCACTCCGCCGACCTTGCCGCCCTTGCCGTCGACCACTCCCCCGCCATTGCCGTCGACCACTCCGCCGCCCACGCCGACTCCGCCGCCATTGCCGCCGACTCCGCCGCCATTGCCGCCGACCTTGCCGACTCCGCGTTTTCTTCTGTTGGGGCAGCAAGCCATCGTCTTGCAGCATCTATCGCGGCACGCGGGCGCTTGTCATCTGGATACATCTTTTCAAAGTTTTCTAGCACAAGTTCAGCGGCAAAGATAGACAATGCAACACTATCGTGTTTTTGCCAGCGCCAGACACGCACCAGGCGCATCTTTTGCCAGGCTTCTTTGTCATCATTGACAATAGAAGCTCCACTCACTTCGACTTGTGCAAGGATTTCCCCTTGCACATAGGTAAACGCCTGGTAGCACGTCCGCGAACAATGGAAGCCATTTTCACAGATGATAAGCTCGTTGTCACGAACGGATTGCCATTCGCCGATGTGCCAGATGCAATCGCCTGATTCTGACCTGATTTCGTTATCAATCAGGCACAAAAATTTATACCGCCGCTGCATTTATCGTTCCTCCAAGCGGGCCATGATCTTGCCCGGCTTTTCTTTGTCCATCTTGATTTCGACAATCTGATACAATTTCCCTTGCGCCGTGATGTATCGACTTAGCCACACCGTCTTGTAGGCATCGAGGATCACCCGACTCCCAATCGGCGCAATCTGCAAGAATGCCAGTGGGATCGCGCCGATTTGAATCATGAGATCAGTCTGTTGCACACTCATTGCACGCGCCTCGCTTCCATCTCTGCATGCAGCAGGAGATTTCGATAACACCCACGATAGCCCCGGCATTGCCACCAGAACCAGATCCACAGCGCCTTTCCAGGAATCCGACCAGACCAGATAGCCCACGCAAAGCAGAGAGCCAGCGTCAAGAGGCCAATAATAACCTGCACACTCACGCCTCACCTCTCACCAGCACTTCATATATGCAACCAGTCTCATAATCTATTGGGATGCTTACACCGATAAGGGGCGAATAGGATTTTTGCCATACTCCCCATGTCAGATACCGGAATGCCGAAAGCAAAATGACGGCAGGATACTCCCCCTGCAAGGAGATATAGCGCTCGACAAGCGCCTGCACCAGCGCTTGCGTTTCTTCATACGGATTCAGCGTTTCGCAGTATGGCCTGCCCTTTGCGTCCAGAGGCAAAAGAGGGCGCGTGGTAGCTGGCATACGCACCGGGCGCTGTACCTGGATAGCTGGCAATTCCTGCGTTGGCTGCTTCGCGAGAGCGAGCAGCCGGGTACGCTGCGCTGCTCGCTGGCGAGCCGAAAGAAGTTGCGTCATTGCGTCTTCTCCTCTCCTAGCGTCTTCTCCTCTCCTAAAAGGGTTCTGGCACGCTCCGCAAGCGCATCAGCCCGTTCCGAGAGAGCATGCGCCTCATCCATGTCCCGATAGGCGTCATACCAGATGGCATACACCTCCCGGACAAAATCCCGATACTCACGCACCAGCGCTTGCAGGCCATCAGTCTGCTGAGCAAGCGGCGCGATATAGCGCGTGTGGATACCACCGGCGATCACCTCGTAGACAGTCTGGAATTGCTCATCCAGATCTTCCCAGGTCACGCCATTGTCATCTTCGGGCGGCCAGCTCGCCCGGTAAGCATCATAGACATCTTTGCCAGTAAGCAAATCCACTGGCTCCCCCGATTGTTTCGCTTCCTCATCCAGCATCCTGATAAGCGGCGTGAGCATGCCGGTGATACGCGTGATAGTGAGTCGAATGTCAAATGTTGTGATTGATGGCGCTGAGAGAAGATCAACGTCATGATGCATCATTTGCAAACAATGTAAGAGCACAGACCGATTCATTTACGCTGTTCTCCTTTTTTTGTTTTCGTGGCAAGTGCTCGCCACGTTTCGTACTTGACTGGATGTCCGCGCTTATCCGTATGACATAAACAATGACACGTCGCATCCAGACATTTCAGCAAACTACAGGACACCTCGTAGCGCGCCGCCATGCAGCGCATCGCATCAGGATGCATACAGTGACACATAATGCTACACAAACAGATGAACAACATATCCACACCCCAGAACAACAAGCGGATAGAAAAAGCTCCACGCCAGCGCCACGGTCAGCGCCTTTGCCGCATCTTCTTTATCTTCTTGCCGGGCTGCTGGTATGGTATACGTGAGAAGTCGCACGATACAATTGATACCAATCGCCAGCACAATGCTGATCTGGGCAACATGGAACGCTGGAACAATGAACCATCCCCAAAGCACTACCAGAACAAAGCCACCCCAGATGGCCCCAAGAATGAGCGCCATCATGCCGCCCAGAAAAAGCAAAACGGTTTTCACTTAGCTGTTCTCCTTTATCCTCCCACTAAAACAGAAATCGCGTACCGGGCACTTTTCGGCCCGGTGCTCCTGGCAGGACTGACATATCCTTGCAGGAATGTGTCCCGTCGTCACGGCACCCTTCACGCTGTAGCACCGGTCCATGTAGGGCCGGGCCAGCAGCGCATCATGCTCAATGCACCAGACTTTTAGCTCTTGCGTGTCCTTGCACTCAACGAGTATCAGCCCCCGCTCGATGCCAAGCACATGCATGTAGAGATTGCATTGGTGCCACGCAGCTTCCGGGGGATCGCCCACCTCATCGAGCCGGGCAAAGTGATCGAGCTTATACCCCTTGATCTCGACCACGTACCGCTGCCCGGCCCAAAAGATCACAGCATCCGGCGTGAAATGGAGAAAACGAACCTCGTCGAAGTGCGAACACTCAACTTCGACAATCTGGCCGAACTCGGCAAAGAGGCGCTGGTACTTTTCGTGCAGGTGCCAGCCATGCAGAAAGACCGCATTCTGGTGCGCGTCCCAGGGCTTCTGTTCGAGGGGACGCGCCTCTTCGGGATACAAAGCAAGTAGGACCTGGCGCCGCAGGCACCATTCTGAATCAGACTGCAAGATAGCGCTCACATGTGGCGCGCCCGTGCGCAGGGGCTTAGAGAGGCCCCATTGCACGAACATCTCTTCAACCTCCTGCTTGAAAAGCGCGGCGACGGTGCGCAGGCTAGAACGCTGGTGCGCTATCGTCATCCTCATCCTCTTCTCCTGCATCGCTCTCAATACCAGCAGCGCCCCCAAACGCGCCATCGTCGCCAACGAGCGGCGGGCAGGCTTCCAGGATGCGCTGCTTGACCTGTTCTGGCGTCAGCTTGATTGCCTGCAATTTGGCGCTCATCGGCGCAGGCGTTTTCACCATGATGATGAAATCCTTTTTTGGACCAGAACCACTCTGCTCAATCGAGAAATCAGCCACCCGGATGTCATGGCCGTTATCCGGGTCCTTGTAGAAGCTCATGAAAAATTTGAGGATGGCAGAGACACGTCCGAATGATGAAAGCTCCAGCAGACGAATACCGGCAATTGGTTTTTCTTCCTGCGTCTCAGGATCTTTGTAAGTGATATGCTGTCCGGTGTGCGTGTCTACAACGTTGTAGACATACATCGGCAGGTAAAAGAAATTGCTAGCACGCAATTTCTTATCATCGGCGGCCCGTTCGCAGTAGCCACATGACTTCCCAATTTCTTTGGCACAGATCGCATTGACCCGGTAGTCCGGGTCGTCATTCCACTTACTATGCTTGCTCAAAGCCAGCATCTTATCCAGGTTGTACAGTGGACGAACGAGGGCTTTGTAGCCCTCAGAGAGAAACAGAAACACCGGCTTACGCGATGCACGGGGCGCACTCGCGCGATTTAACTCTTCATCGATCAGGTTAAGAACGTTGGTCATTTCTTTCTTTTTGCTCCTTTTTGCCCTACTCAAAAAACTTCAAAAAGTCAGGGGACGCGCCGTCTGAAAGGCCGAGGAGAAAGAACAGCGCATCACCAACTACACACAAGTATAGCATAGTAACATGTACTTGTCAATACTCTAGACAAGTATCTTTAGGTATGCTATACTAGCTGAAAATATAGACATCTACTCAGTAAAGGAGTAAGGCATTGGAGCAATTTTTTACGGTCAAGCAACTGGCCGAAATCTTGCAGGTCAACCCAGTTACTATCCTGGACGCTATCCGGGATGGAGAACTTGAAGCGCTCGACATCGGACGCGGCTATCGCATCTCGCCCGATGCGTTTGAAACGTTCAAAGAAAAAATCAAGGTGAAGAAGCAGCCAGCCGAAGCAAAAGAATGATGGATATTCTTCTGAGAGATTACCAGGAAGAATGCATCAAGCTGATTCTCGACGCCTACCGGCGCGATCCGCACGGACAGGAGCTGGTGGTGCTGCCCACCGGTGCAGGCAAAACAGTGATCTTTTGCCAGGTCATTGCTGCGCTGGCAAAAGAGGGCAAGAATGCCCTGATTATTGCGCACCGGGACGAATTGCTCCAGCAGGCTGCTGAGAAATATCGCCTTGTGAAACCCGATGCCGTTATTGGCAAGGTCGGTGCAGGGATGCACGAATACGGCGGCGAAGTCACGGTGGCTTCCATAGCCACCATATCCAGGCCGGAGCATATCAAACGGCTGCGCGCCATTGACTATGGCCTCATCATTATTGATGAGACCCATCACGCGATGGCAGAAAGCTATCAGCGTGTGCTTTCGGCCTTGCCGGATGCATTCGTATTAGGCGTGACAGCCACGCCAGACCGGCTCGACAAAAAAGCGCTCTTCGGGGGAAAAGAGCCGCTCTACCAGGCAACGATAGAAGATATGATTCAGGCCGGGTATCTGTGCGACCTGAAAGCCATTGCCGTGAAAACAGACATTAGCCTGGACGGTATCAAGACTACGGCTGGCGACTATAACGAGCAGGAGCTTGATCGCGCCGTCAATACTCCGGAAAGAAACCGGCTTATCGTCGAAAAATATCAAGAGCACGCGCAGCGCAAACGCGCCGTCGCGTTTTGCGTCACCGTCGCGCACGCGACGGCACTCGCAACAGCGTTCAATAACGCTAGCATCCCGGCAGAGGTCATTACGGGAGAGACACCACTTCCAGAACGCGCGAAAATCTATACAGCGTTTCGAGCCGGGACTGTTCGCGTTTTGTGTAATGTGATGGTACTCACAGAAGGGTGGGATGAGCCACTCTGTGAGGTGGCGATCATGGCCCGTCCGACACAATCGAGAGCGCTCTATACGCAGCAGGTGGGGCGCATCCTCAGATTAGCGCCAGCAAAGCCATACGCGCTTGTGCTGGACATTACCGATAATTGTTATCGGCTGCGCTTGACCCCACAACGTATCCAACGCGCGCTGGCGCTCGACATCGAAGACGGCGAAACCGTTACCGAAGCCATCGCAAAGAAAGAAGAGAAACAGGCCACGGCGCGCCGTGCCCTTATCAGAAAACTCAATGAGAAACGTGATAAGGACCAGGAAATCAATCTTTTCGCACTGCCAGAATGGCAGGAACGTGACAACGGGATGTTTGTCCTGGAAGTCGGACTCGAAAAGCATCGAATTGCGCTTGTGCCCGTATCGGTTGGAAGTCTGGGGCAGTTGTACGAGGTCTGGGCACGGCTGGCTCCGCGCTTTGCCGGGCAGAAATGGATGGGCGCGCAGCCGTTAGATTACGCGCTGCAATTCGCCGAAAAGCGCGCCCGGCAACTGCTCGCTGAGCCAGCAAGCACAAAACTGCTCGACAAAACAGCAAGCTGGCGCGCACTGCCAATTTCAACTGGACAAATCAAGATGCTCAAATGGTATCGGATACCGTATCATATGGGCATGACCAGAGGCGAGGCCAGTGACCTGATTGACGCGCACCAGGAAGAGTTAGCTGCCAAAAAAGCGAAGAAAGAAGCGCGCAAGCAAGCGCGTTTAGAGCAAAAAGCATAACCACAAAAAGGAGAACGATACAGCATGGGAAAGCGACAAGAGATAGCACTCAACAAGAGCGAAATTCAGGAACTCGTCGAATTCGCACAACGTACCGTGAATCAGGATTGGCCTCACCCACACCCGACAATCTCTGTGCAGGTACGCCTGCAACACGCGGCCCATCTCGATGATGCCAAAAACGAGCAGGTGGCACAGATATACCTTGCCACGCTCAGAGGAGAAAAGAGCATTCAAAATGCTGTAGATGAACTGGATCAAATGCTCAATGGCAACCAGGGATGAAGCACGATAAAGTATGAAAAAGCAGAGCTTCCCTATTCAAATAACAAAGCCGCCCTGGTGTTTGGGCGGCTTTCCCCTTCCCTCTTCTCACAACAAACGATGACGACTAGTCGTCATCCACCTCTTGCACAGCCTCGCGCCTGATCCGGTCCAGATCTTTCCTCAAAACATATTTGGCGTTCGAGTACACGAGCTTGTTACGAAACTTTTGCACGCGCTCACGCTCTAAAATCTTGTTGAGCGTGTACGGCGTGCGCACACCTAAGTAGATTTGTGCCTGCTGGAGATTGAACGCTTCCTCGTCTTTGCCGTCCACAGGCAAAATAGTCGGCGTCATGTCAATATCAGGTTGTTGCATAATGTTCCCTTTCCTTGCCGAGCATTGCTGATAAAAGCTATCAGTTCATACTGATAGCATAACATATTAGCAAGGTGTGTCAACGTATCGCAAGTATCAAAGAGAACACCACACTGTATCCTATTGCATTCATCGCCAGTAATTCTTGAGCTTTTCAAACTCTTTTTCACATTCCTGTGCCTGTAATGCTTCCTGCCAGAGCAGCTCTTTGTACTCCTGGTCCGAGTAGCCAGAAAAGACGCGCACCCCATCAATGATCTCAATACGCTTCTCAGTCTGTGCAGCAGCGACAGGCTGCACAAAAAATGGATCATCCTCGATGGTCCGGGCGTCATGCGCTGTGTATTGCGCGGCCTCTATCCCGTACTGCACCCACTCTCGCAGCGTACATACCCCGTTCGGCTGTGACTGCAAGAGTTCGTTCGGATCTTTCCAGAGCGCCGGGGACCAGCGTGTTACGCAATTCGATAGCGCTCCAGGACGATACAAGACCGGCCCGGTATCTGGTTCCGCATACCAGACACCCATCCAATACTCTGATCCAGCATCACCAGCTGCATCATCATCAAACGATTGCAGCACAAAGCTGGCTAGTGAGAGATCCCCAAGCCAGCGTGCCACCCGCGCACCACCTGCACCACCCGTCGCCACACAGGCAATGAGATCGCCAGCTTCCTGCATGACCGATAAGCAATCAAACTCACCTTCGACCAGCATGGCCGGGTGATCGGGCCGGATCGCATCAACGTTATACAGGCCCTTGCCGCTGCCAGGCACCTGCCCATACGAGAAGTCGGGATCATGGGGGCGTTTGATTGCAATTTTCCAGAGTCGATCCCCCTCGAACCAGGGAATCACTATGCCGTCCGGGATACGCACGCCCCTCCTGCACTGTTCTTCGGTAAGCTGGTCGGGATCAAGGCCCCAGTCGGCAAAGCTGAATTGCCACCACGAACCATCCTTTTGCCGGGGGATACAGCCCAGGTGCGCGTATTTGATCGTCTCATCGGATAAGCCCCTGCCTCTCAGATAGGCCAGCCAGCGCTGCCCCTCCGAGGATTTCGAATGCCACAAATAGCGTTCAGCCCGCTCAACGATGAGCTTGCCGAAATCTTGCCATTTTTTGCACGGGGGCGCATCTTTCGCAGTGAGTTCGGCAATATCGGGCGGCGTGACAGTTGCACCAGACAGATCGCCAGGATCAAGGCCCAACTCCTGGCAAGCATCGACAAACGAAAGATGACAATACTGGCGCAAAAAGTCAACGCCGTCCCCCTTTGCATCACAGACCCGGCACCAGTAATGTGGACGCCCGGCATGCGGCCAGACATGAAATCGGTTATCGCCCGTCCCGCAAAACGGACAAGCTCCCCAATATTCACCCCCGCCCGTTGTCGCACGCCGAACAAGACGAATACCGGAGCGCTGCTCGATGAGAGAGACAAGATCAATAGTTGGCGCTTGCAGCACAGCGCGCCTCCTCTTCACTGGCAAAGAGATGGATCGATGCTTTACAGTCAAGCAGGATGTTCAGCGCGTACCAACGCGCCGCCGCTTCGCTATAGCTGAGATCATCCAATAAAGCCCGCTGTTTCGGATACCATTTTTTCGTTGCCTGGTCAACGAATGCGCCAAACACCTCCTGCTCGCAGCACTCAACATTATAGGCGCGCCCATCGTGGACAAACCACGCGCGCAAGGCTGTATGATAGCTGATCTTCGGCGGATGTGGCACGTCGAGCACATCGTTATGCGATTTGTGGAAAACGATTGTTTGCCGTCGGGCCATTACACTCACCATCCTTTCGCATCAGTTACACGCGATGGACGCGGCTCAACACGCGCCGGGCGCGATGGCTCCGGGAAAGTCAGACATTCCTGCCCCTGCGCATCTTTCGAGAGGAATCCAAAATCGCGCAACTGCGCGACGGCACGCGCCAACGTGCCACACTCTGTAATACCGGAGGTGGCAATGGCGACATCGTAGGTCGCTCCTTCTCGCTGCATGGCAAGAAAGGCCAGCAAAAGTCGGGCCGATGACGGCCTGAGTTTCGCGATAGTGGGATTCATGGTTCAATGTCCTCCTGTGGTTCTTCGATCAGCTTATATTTGGTTGCATGCGAGGTCGCAAACGATTCGACCTTGCCGTATTTCATCAACTGCGACAACATGCTTTCTAACTGTTTCGTGCTGTAATTCTTCATATAGCTAGTGCGCAGCGCATTCAGTGTAAGTGGGCCGACGCGTTTCAAATGCCGCAGGATGGCATCCTCAAGTTTCGCGTCCTCAGACTCAACCTCCTGCGGCGCATTGACCTGCATATAGATCTCGTGCAGGCTTTGCCGCAGCAACTCGGCAAGCTCTTGCGCCCTGGCCCAATGTCTGAGTTCAATGCGATTGTTATTTTCGAGCGAGGCCATCAAAAGCGCCATACGCAAAGCCGTTTCAGGCAGGCGCGCATATGAAGCGTTGAAATCCTCGTGCTCGAACGCCTGGAATAAGCGTTTGAGCGCCGACCGATAGCGCTTATAGGCGTCATAGGCCAGCTGCGACATACGCGCTTCCGTTTCGGGCAGGGCTGTGCAGCGCGACTCGTATTTGCCAGATGGCTCACCTTTCTTATCAAAAATTGGCTCCATCTCGCATTCTGGCACGCCTAAGCGCTCGTGCCAGGCCACCAGCGGCGCAATGAGTTCGGACGGAATGGGGAGATCGCCTAAATCGAGCGTCGCGTCACTGCCAGGGCCCGGAGGTGCCGCGACAAACGAAAAACGCCCCCAGAAGCCATCCGTCCAGAAATCCGCACCGGAGCGCGCATTGTCTTTCAGATTGGCCGGAACCATTAAACCAAGCAAGGAAAGGTAGGGCTTCTCGATGGTTTCGGCCCCGCGCGAAATGGTACTGGTGTCGAAATGATCCGGGCAGCCGTCAAGCTCCAGAAAGATCGACATGTATTCGGCGTTGGTACTATTCTTTCTAAGCATCGATTGTACAAATTTGCCGAACTCATCGAAATACATTCCACGCTGCCCGGCCATCGCCAATTTCTGCTCCATACGACGCTGCCCGGCAGGTGACGCTTTATCGTAAGCAGCTACGTCAAAATAGCCAGCCATGTCAGACAAGAGCTTTGACGGCGTGATCCGGCGAGGAGTCAAGAGATACTCCAGACCAGCAGCAGAGAGCACGTCCAGCGCGACTTCCGCCGTCGTCGATTTGGCATAGACTGATGAGGTGCCATACAAGGCAATCATCAGGTTGGTTGTAATCCGCTTGCGCTGAAGTGGCAGATATACGCGCCGCGCGGCAACCGTTGAGAGCAGCCACAGGCCACAAAACACATGATACTGCTCGTAGCCCTCCGGCGATGCTTCTTTGCTGAATTGCTCGTACCTATCCAGCCACGCGCACGCCCCCCGACTGGCATCCGGGGGCAATCGCGCCTCAACTGGTAACTCTGGCATGCCACTATCACGCTCTGGCACAACCAGGCAAGAAGCAGACGAAGAAGAGAGCAGATCAGCCAGCTGTGGATACTGGCGCTCGTAGACAGCAAAAAGCCGGGCCATCGCCCCGGCATCACCGTGATATTTCTCGAAGCGCTCAACAAGCTCGCACACAATGTTTGCCCACGAGCCACAATCAGCCGGGCGATGCTCTGGCATTACTCCTTCTCGCAGCGCAAGCAGGTACGCGCGTACCGCACGATCTGTGTCTATTTTTTCAGGCATCAGTAAAACCATACCGGGATCTTTCTTTAGCATAGATGAGGACAGGCAGGAGCAGAAAACGGGATGGATACAACAGAGAAGATGGGCATAACTGTTCTCCTACCACGTGGTAACGCGCCAGGGCGCGTACTCAGAAGTATATGGTATTCATTGCTACTTGTCAAGAATACAATATACTCTTGACAAGTAGTATGAAATAGTCTATACTACAGTATAGCAAACTTTCCAAATTACACCCATAAAGGAGAACTGCATGGAGATTTTGAAGGACGACAATTATAGCCGCATCGTCGCACTGGACCGTATCGTCATCGGTGAAATGGTCGAACTGTACGCACGCTTCAACGCTGAGAAAGCACAATTTATCCGACTGGTCGAATATGGCAAAAACAGGCATTTCGATCTCTCGTCAGCACAGGCCGACGCATTCTGTGAAGCGTGGCTGGCATACCGCGCCGACCAGAAAGCAAAAAGCGAGAAAGAAGCCGCGCGCAACGCTGAATTGATCGCCAAAGCCTACCACATCGCGCAGGAATGCCCGGCAATTAAAATCCAGGATGATCGAACAAACAATGGCACGCTGATGTGGTCTGTGTCCGTGCCAGAACTCGGTTTCTGGTGGGCTGATGATTGGTTTGATTCGCCAGAAATCCTCCTTAAGAGAGTCAAGGACGCACGCGATATCTGGGAACATGCACGCCTAGCAGAATAATACCTTCTTGTCGCCCACTGCCCGGACTACCAGCATCGTAGGCAGCCCTGAAAGGAGAACGCAATGGCTAAAAAGAAAAAGAAACTCTTAAGGCGCATCACACACGCTCTGGAAGCTGCGAATACAATCAGCGCCGCAACCTGTGGCGCACTTTCCATTATAGCCCACACGGCAGCAACGGCAGCAACCGCCGCTGCTGAGCCATCCCGGCAAGAACAGGAGGTGAATGACAGAACAGACAACTGAATAGGTGGCACAATCAGGTACTTGCCCAAAAGCGCCAGGCAAAGCGAGACGGGAACCCCGCCAGCCTGGCGCTTTCTTCTAGCCCTTGCATAACTATGCTATACTAAAAGTGCCTTTGCCGAAGTAGCACGCAAAATCGGCGTTCGCCTGCAGGCGGTATACGGCGCACATCAAGAGGCGTTGCAGGTTCAACTCCTGCCGGGCGATTTGATACCAGGTGGGACGGCCCACCGCTGAGGCCAATTTGCCGAAGCTAACTGCCGTGATGAGCTACAAATCATCGCACACGAGCCAGCAACGTAGAAAGTTGCTGGCCCCTCTGTTTTTTACGGCTTGCTTCTTGTTACTCCCATCAGCCCTTTTCATTTTACCGAATATAATTATTGACAAGCCTGGATGAATATGATAGACTCCTGACGAGTAAGGTGCAGGCCAAAGTACCTCCTACAAACTACCAGCCGGGCAGGTCCTGAATATCTCCCCGGATGAGTAGCTCCACAGAGGATACAATGGCCTGCTATCTTTTTGATACCAGGTAGTGGACCGGCCACCACTAAAACGGCACACGGGGCAGCAGCATAGAAAGCTGCTGGCTCCTCTGTTTCTTACGGCTTGCTTCTTGTTACTCCCATCAGCCCTTTTCGTCGTATCGAATCGAATCTCTTCTTTTTTTTATTGTCGCTCTAACATTACGTCACTACGGGAGAACATCTATGCATAACTACCTGGATTTCTTTTTCAATCATCTCGCGAAACCATTTATTGCCGTCTGCCTCACCCTCGCCCTCTGCGGATTTGGCTATGTTGGCTATATGCTCATCACCCTGCCACCTGCACAGCATAGTGGCACCAACGACATAGCCATGATTCCTCCGCCCCGAGGCATCGCAGGCGGAGGCACAGCCAGCACCACAACTCTGACAGCCAGCTTGCCCTCACCTACAGCCACCTCAATGCCGATCACCGCCGCACAGCCCACACCATCCCCTATCATTACCATACAGCCCACACAACAAGCACCGGCAACCCAACCAACGCCCACGCCAAAACCAACCCGAATACCTGCCACCCCAACGCCCACACCCATCCCTCCACAGCCCTCCCCATCTCCACCTATCCAGCCCGGCGTGAATGGCAACCCCTGGGGCTATGACTTCAATCCAGGAACGGTGATTACCCATCCACCAGCCCAGTTCTGTCAATACTTCAATTGCATCCCCTCATTCTGGCAAGGAAACGGTTACGTGGAGGAATGCCAGGACGGCACCTATAGCTTATCAGGTGGCATTCAAGGCTCCTGCTCATTTCATGGAGGAGATTGGCGCACACTCTACCAGCACCACTAACCAGTGTGCTATACTGTCTATGGCGAGACTGTCATGCAGCAAGCTGTCTGGCGCGTTCCCAGACGGTCAAAGCCCTTTCTTTCAATGCTAAGCACAACAAAAAGCCACCTCAAACAGCGAGGTGGCTTTCTTCTTGCTTTTGTCTGCGTTCTGGCTGTGCCATTACAAAAGTTTGATAGCGCCAGTATACCAGAAATTACCGATTCAGACAAACAACAGAAAGTGCAGAACCCCATCTGCACTTTGAAAATAACCATCAATCCAGGCAGGAAGCTGGCCCAATGGTAAAGTACAGAAGTGCAGAAACAAAAGACAGGAAACACACATACACAGAGCCGCACACAACAACAGCATTACTTTTCAGTAGACCGTTCGCTTGCATAGATAGAATTACCAGCATAGCGTATACTGTGTTACACAGTACGCTCACTAACTAGAGACTAGAAAGGAGCACAAAAAGACGCCGCGCCCACCATACAAGCAGCACGCGGCGCCAACTCGAACTGTCGTCCCACGTAGCGAAACTACAGATGAGTCCAATGTAGGTAGAAAGAGATTTGTTATGATACCTATTGCCTCACTTGATGCCCTCACCTCCGGCGACTATATTTTTACCCAATGGGATGATGGCAGCATCACTATCGAACATGTCAACTATGCCAATGATCCCACGCTCGAACATGTACTACTGCCAGCCGAGCAGGTCATTGACCTGCTACAATTTCTCACGAAAATAACCGCATAACTTTTCATTATTCTTTCCCTCCTGGCAAACCCATTGCCAGGAGTCTTTTTTTATTTCGAATCATTCGGCACGCTCTCTACCAACTCCCTCACATCCACTCCGAGCGCTTTCGCGATCTTATCCAGGAGTTCTGTCGAAACCGGCCGGTACGGATCACGCCAGAGCCGTTTGATCGTCGAAAAACTGACATCCGATCTGCGCGATAATTGCGACATGTTGAGTCCTTTCGCTTGCGCGACTTCCTTGATTTTCAAACGGATCATCGTCCTTTCTTTCTGCACTTTGCTGCGCGCGATTGTAACACAGCCTGCTTGTTGACACCATTCAGCATGATAGGTTAAGCTCTCTCTATTGAGCACTACTGCTTAATCAGTACAGCACCAATAATCGACAAAAAATTGGACACGGAGAGAGGAACACATTTTCAATGTCTCATTATGAGTGAGTAGAAAGAGGAGAACACAACATGCAATCCTGGCATCCATCCCGGCCCATCTCGACACCACCACAGGAGCCGATCACCGATCTCACCATCGACAATGCTCCAGGTCGCTATTCAGGTGACGCACTCCTCTTCCTCGTCCAGCACGGCGCCCGCGTCGAGGAAGAACGCTTTATTCTGAGAATTACCTTCCCCCCAAACACTACCATCCAGGATTTGCCACGCGCTATCGCCCGACGCCGCAGGATTACCTTCCCCGATGGCGCGTGTGTCATCTCCATCGAGGATGACACGCTGCCCATCGGCAGCCGTCGTGCCCTGCTGATCCCACAACTACACAAGGAGGTGCCGCGTGGCTGAACCAATCATCACCCGCGACCTGGCCGCGCAGCAGATTGGCTGGTTCTATGTGCTCTACGACAACCAGGGATGCACCATCATCCCCGCATGGCCGTCACCAGAACGTTTTCGCATTACCAGTCCCAGAGCAAGTAATCCCATTCTATTTTTTCAGCATTATACCCTGCTTTTCCGCCAACTCCGCGACGGGAAAGCAGGGATGATCCCGCCGGGACTGGAGCCATACCGGCTTGACAAAACAGGCTATCTTTCTTAACCTGAGCAATGAGATCTATCGCATCGTCTAGCGATCCGCCGCTAAGGACGCCTGCGCGCGCGCTGTTGCTTTAGCAGGTGGGAAAAGGGGAACGCGGCGGCCCTGCGTGGGATTCCCCACAAGGAACTCCCCTGGATAGATCACCAGATTGCCCGATAGAAGTTGGCCCCTATCGGGCAATCTCCACATAGAACAGCGCTCAGACATAACTCAGCAAACAAACTACAGAACATCTACAGATTACCTCACACGGCTTTACAGGCCGATCTATGACCAATGTGCAGAAACTACAGAGAAAGTGCAGAACAAAAAAAATGTCCATAGATCGGCCTGGCAAGCGGCGCGAGAGGTGCAAACTACAGAACTACAGAAGATTTTCCCGAAAATAAAAAAATATCTCCCAGGCAAGAGGTGGGCGATTAACTTGTTATCTTGTCTGTACAAGTCATCCCTTTTCTTTAAAAATCCTGGCAAGAAGGAAGAGGCATTTATCTTGTCCGAACAACCTGACATACGGACATACGAAAAATGGCCTATACGTAGTATAGGAATATTATAAGTAATAATAATTAATATAAGTAATATAATATCTTACAGTAATGGATTGTTCATGATGTACGTACATCATAACATCCTATTCTTGCCTGGATAAACAAGCTTTTTTTCTTGCCTGGCTAATCTGTAGATCTGAGATAGCTGTACTTGTAGAAAGAATGTTCATTGGCGCTAGGAATCAGACAAAAGACTTGCTATGCTGATTTTACTAGCTCATTCCTATCCATTCTTGCCTGGAGGTGTATCATTATGGCGCGAAAACGTGATAGTATTTCAGAGATACCGGCACAGTTGCCTGATAATCTTTTGACAATTGAAGATGTGCAGCAGAGACTCAAAATTGGACGGAAACAAATTCTGTGGCTGATCGCTCATGAAGGGTTGCCCTGCATCCGGTGGGGATACCGGACGCTGCGCTTTCATCCCGACGCGCTTGCCCGGTGGCTGGCTGAGCAGGCCATGTAGCACAAAAGAAAGGAGGATAAGCCATGTCAGAAATAAGAAAGCCCGATGAGGATCTCAAAGATTACCTGGGATACAACAGGGATATCTTCATGCTTGAAGATATCGCTAATATCCATGCAATGGTGCCGGGACATAACGACGATGATAACTGGTACTGGATCATCGAATTAAAAGACGGGCGTTTCCTGCTGACTTCTGCCCGGTGTGATTATACCGGGTGGGATTGTCAATCCGGTGGCAGTAGCCAGGTTGCAGCAAGCGCGATGGAAGCCGCTCAACTTGCACCGGAGAAAGAAGAGTATACCTGGCGTGACATCAGGCACAATCTTATTGCCCAGTTGCAAGGCGAACAGCCGTTCGGATTGGAGGTAACACCGAAAAATCCATCCAGGTATTAGATCGGCAGAAAGGAGAACATACCATGTCAAAGAAGCGTGCTGATGGTCGCTATGCGCGTAGTTTTCGGCTGGCTGATGGCACGCGCAAATATGTCTATGGTCGGACGCGTCAGGAAGCGGAGCGCAAGCTGATCGAGGCAAAGCAGCAGGCGGAGCGCGGCCAGCTTGTCAAAGCGGATCGCCAGCGCACAGGCGACTTCCTGGAGTACTGGCTGTCCGTCAAAAAGCCAGGACTGCGCGCCAGCACCTACGTGCAGTATCAGTCGCGTATTCGTTCACGCATCATTCCTCTGCTCGGCAAATACCAGCTCCAGAAGCTCACGATGGCGCATATGCAGCGCTTTGTGAGTGACCTGGTGGCTGCCGATCTAGCGCCAGCGACGGTGCGCAAGATTTACACTATTCTCAAGACGGCGCTTGCTGATGCGGTGGACTGGGGGATGATCGCTGTTTCGCCGTGTAGGCGCGGAGTGAAGCTGCCATGTGAGGATGAGCGTGAAAAGGCCGTGCTCGATGAAGAGCAGGCGCGTTTGCTGCTCGATGCGGCGCGCGGCACCGATCTTGAAGCGCTTGTGACGGTGGCGCTGGCGACAGGGATGCGCTACGGCGAACTCTGCGCACTGAAATGGTCCGATATCGACTTCGAGCGCGGTGTGCTGCGCGTACAGCGTTCACTGACCTTTGTCAATGGCGAAGGGTACAGTGAGACAGCGCCGAAGACACGGAGTAGCCGTCGTTCGATTGTGCTGGCCGGTTTTGCGCTGGATGCTTTGCGGGTGCATCGTAGTGCGCAGCGCAAAGCGCGTCTGGCGGCGCCAGTCTGGGAGGATCGTGATCTGATCTTCTGTAATGCAAAGGGTGGCTATCTGTCGCATATGACGTTCTCGCGCCATTTTAAAAAGCTCCTGGCGAGTGCTGAACTTCCAGCCATGCGTTTTCACGATGTGCGCCATTCTTGTGCCACGCTGTTGTTTCGGATGCGTGTCCCGGCAAAGGTGGTGCAGGAGATCTTAGGGCATAGCACCATCAAGACAACGATGGACGAGTACGGTCATGTGCTTGCCGGGATGCAGGATGAGGCGATCAATGATCTTGACCGATTATTGTCCTCTGGGGAGCGCAAAAATGCCGCGAATTAACCTGATTTTAGCCGGTTGGCGGTCAATCTGGATGTCAACAGCCCATAGAACAAAGTGCAGAATGGCTTTGCAGGCTGATCGAGTGGGGGCGCGGGGTAAACTATTTGCGATTATACGCTATCGTTTTCCCGTGCAGCAAGTTGGGCTGGCTGTCAGAAACAGCAGGATGATTGCCTGCTATTCTTGTCTATTCTTGCGCAATCCGGTGCTGGTTGGTGGGCAGGTTGGCGGTCAGCTTCTCCTTTTTGCCCCGGTTGTTCTGTTCTTCATTTTCATTTCAGTGAAAATCTTCTGTAGTTCTGCACTTTGTCACGTAGATCGGCCTGACAGGCGGTCTGAGTGCCATTTTTGACGTTCTGTGGTTTCTCTGCACTTTCTGTACATTGGTACTAGATTGGCCTGTGGAGCGGGCTGAGTAGTTCTGTAGATGTTCTGTAGTTTGCTTGCTGTAGATGGAAACGCGCCAGTCGCGGTTGTTTCGCGCTGGCGCGGACCTCCTGAGTTATCGGTTCAGGCGTCGTCTGAAGGATACGACGGTGCTGGAAGGAGAATCAAGTATGCAGCGCCTTTTTCTCATTGCGATGGCCGCCGTTGTCATCCTGGCAATTGGCTTTGTGACAATCATCGTGGTCAGCATTCTCCCGTACTTTGACTTGATCGGCAAGGTAGCCACTGGCGTTGTCATCGTCATGCTGGCCTGCCTGGCAGCGTTGATGCTTTCATTTACGTGGAGTCGTATCGGTATCTGGCAGCATCGCAGGCGTACTATCATTGCTGGGGATATTGTCGTGTATGTGGGCAGGGATGGCGAGCTATCCCACCTCTCTGCCATGCACGAGCAGGCCAAAGTCCCCGTAACCATCCAGGCAGAGAAAGCCTTGCCTGCGCCGAAAAAGCCGGAGGTGGATGAAGACACGGTGTTAGAGTTGTTCGATCATGGTTCGTCCATCCGTTCAATTGCGGCTGCAACTGGTTTGACCTACTACCAGGTGCAAAAGATTACCTCCAAACGGGCTGCGAATCAGTGATTGATTGATTGGCCTGATTGATTTCCCAGCGAAAATTTTTTGCGCTCAACGTGTGTGGAGAACGTTTCTAAGAAATGATGTCACCTGTTGACATGTGCGTACAAACATGCTACAATCCTTCCATGAAGTTAAGTCAGTACGCCAAACAACAAGGCATCAGCTATCGAACAGCTTTACGCTGGTTTCGGGCGGGTACCATCAAAGGCTATCAGGCTCCCACTGGCACCATCATCGTGACAGAGGGAGAAAAACCGCCTGTTCATCTTGAGAAGGTTGCCATTTATGCTCGCGTCTCATCTGCTGAACACAAAGCCAACTTAGAGAGACAAGCAGAACGGTTGCTACAGTATTGTGAGGCGCGCGGCTATCAGGTGGTACAAGTGGTGAAAGAGATTGCATCGGGCGTCAATGATAGCCGCCCGAAACTCATTGGACTCTTGAAGGATACGAGCATCACCCTGATTGTGGTAGAGCATCGAGACCGTCTGACTCGTTTCGGGTTTCACTATCTGGAAACGCTCTTAGAAGTTCAGGGACGCAAGATCGAAGTGGTGAATGTGGCTGAGGATGACAAAGAGGACTTGATTGCTGATCTGGTAGCCATTGTTTACTCATTCACCGCCCGATTGTATGGGCAACGACGTGCTAAGCGGAAGACAGAAGCCTTAGTTGAGCAGTTACAAAGTGAGGACAAGTAGATGCAACTGGTAGAGCAGCATGTGATTCGTAAAAATGACCCACGCTATGAGGCCATAGATCGTGCTGCTTTCGCGTCCAAGAATCTCTACAATGCTGCAAACTACCTTGTCCGACAAGCCTTCATCTTTCAGGGCACCTACCTGGGTTATGCTGAAATCTTCCATCTGCTGAAGGGGCATGACGCCTATCAAGCCTTACCACGTAAGGTGAGCAACGATGTCCTGAGGCTCTTAGATAAGAACTGGAAAAGCTTCTTCAAAGCAATCAAAGCGTGGAAAGCCCATCCTGAGCAGTTTTTAGGGCGGCCCAAACTGCCTGGTTACAAGGATAAAATCGAGGGGCGAAACATTCTTATCTATGATATTCAAGCACTCAGTAAGACGGCATTGCGAAAGGGGATAATTGCGCCGTCGCAACTTGGTATCACTGTTCAGACACAGCAGACGAACGTTAAGCAAGTCCGTATCATTCCTAAATCTACTCATTACGTGATTGAAGTGGTCTATGAGCAAGAGCCTGAACAGGCAAGCGTGGATGCTTCACTCGTGGCCGGTATTGATTTGGGATTAGACAATCTGGCAACGCTTACCAGTAACAAGCCTGGTTTTGCGCCACGTCTGATAAGCGGCAAGCTCCTGAAGAGTATCAATCAGGGCTATAACAAGCGACGTGCAGAGCTTCAAAGCCAACTCAAGAACCGTTTTACATCCCGCCAACTTGAGCGGCTTACCGACAAGCGCAATCGACGTATCAAGCACCTTCTCCATAGTGCGTCCAAACAGATTGTTGCTTTGTTGGTAGCGGAAGGCATTGGCACCCTGGTCATCCTATAGGCGCAGGAGACCCCTGCCTTCAGGCGTGGGGAGGAATGCGCCCTCTCCTTTCTCGTGCTGACAATATCCTGGTATATATGATATACTCTCTGTATGGATAGAACAATAATTGTCCAACTGAAGCC